ATGGCCACTTACGAGCAGCGCCCAGGCGGCGCATGGCGGGCAAAGATCCGCCGGAAAGGATACCCATCACTCTCTGCGACCTTCGATACCAAGGCCGAGGCCCAGCGCTGGGCAGCGGAGATCGAGGGCGATATGTCGCGCGCGCGTTTTGTCGACATGCGAGAGGCGGAGCGAACCACCTTGGCCGAGGCCTTGGACCGGTATTCCAGGGAAGTCAGCTCGACCAAGAAAGGCGCGAAGCAGGAGCAGACCCGGATCAACAAGTGGAAGAAGCATCCATTTGCCGGGAAAGGCCTGGCTGCTTTGCGATCAAGTGATTTTGCGTCGTACAGGGATGAAGAGCTCAAGGCGGGCAAGTCCACGGCCACGGTCAGGCTCGACCTGGCAATCATCAGCCACCTGTTCACGGTAGCCATCAAGGACTGGGGTATTGAGGGGCTGAGCAACCCGGTGATGAAACTGCGCATGCCCAAAGGGGCGAAGGAGAGGGATCGCCGACCGAAGAGCTTCGAACTGGCCGGCGTCATCGAGAAGGCGGGAGCGATTCACGCCGAGATGCCGGCGATCATCCAAATCGCGGTTGAGACGGCGATGCGCCGCAGCGAGCTGTTGGGCCTGCGCCGGGAGAATGTGAAGGCCAAGCATGTGCTGCTGGAAGACACCAAGAACGGTACCCGGCGCCTGGTCCCACTTTCCACCAAGGCGCGGGCGCTCCTTGACGGGTTGCCGGCGCGCCTGGATGGAAAAGTGTTCTCGCTTGCACCCCATTCGGTGAGCCAGTACTTCAACCGGGCCTGCAAAGCGGCCAAGGTGGAAGACCTGCACTTCCATGACCTGCGCCACGAAGGTACATCCCGGCTTTTCGAAAAGGGTCTGTCGATCATGGAGGTGGCCTCGATCACGGGCCATAAAACCATGAGCATGCTCAAGCGATACACCCACCTTTGCCCAGACGCACTGGCAGACAAGCTGGGTTAGCGGACACTGGCCAGCGTCGGCGGCGCTTGGCGCTTCCTGCCGGGCTTGGCCGGCGTGTGCAGGCCCTGTTCGAACTCCTGCAGGAACTCGCGCACCGTGCTGACCCTCCAGCAGACGCGCGCGCCTTGTTTGAAAAAAGGTGGCAGCCACGCTGCGCCGGCCTGCCTGGCACTGCGTATAGCTGATTCGGACCGACCCAGCAGCTTGGCCAGTTCGGGGATGTGGATGATCTCTGGTTCCATTTAGGGCTCCTGCCGTACCCGGCGGTGATCAGTAGGATGCAACGATCTTTTTCCGCTGATCGTGCAGCGCGTTTTCTTTGGCAAGCTGCGCGTCGCGGTCAGCAAGCCATTTCCTCGCTTTGTCCTGCGCAGCCTTGGCGCTGGTGAACAGCTTCGGCTTCGGGTGCTTCACGCCCTGGCTGTCCACGCAGAACAGCCCGTTGCGGACGATGGTGACCTCCCGTACGGCGAAATCCTCGCCCAGGGTGTAGGCCTTGAATGGAGTGGTCATTGGTAATCCTCAGGCCGTGAAGTGGTGCCCGACCTTCGCCGCCCGGGCGGCTTCCTCGGTGCGGAACATGAGCCGTGTTGTGCTGGTGCTGCCCCAGCTGTCGTATTCAACGTCGACCCACCAGTGGCCGAACTTGCGGTACGGGTCGCCGAGGATCTTCGTGACGTAGCAGTCGATCAGGTTCATGGGCAGAGCTCCTGCGGTACGCTGACGGTTTCGCCGCGGGCGTGGTGCACGACTGCACGGGCTGCAGCTTCTGCCCGGGTATCGCCGGGCTGGCGGTCGAGAGGGTGACCTGACACGCAGGCCAGCCAGGGCCAGCTGTACCCGAGCTCGATCCACATGCCATGCTTCTGGATCAAGTACTCGCCGGTTGCGTCGTCGATGGCCTGACCACCGAGCGGCAGTTGCAGTTGGCCGGCGGCTTGCGGGATCGGACCGTCGACCATTTCGACGGCCCAGAGCAACGCCTTGCCGGCCAAGTCGCAAGTTGAAACCTTGATCATGCTGGGCATGGGATCAGCTCCTTGGGCACCTGGACGATATCGCCGAGCTCAAACTGGGCGATCGCCTGCATGGCGACAATCAGTGGGTTGTTGGGATGGTGGAACGCGGTGCGCCGGTGCTTTCGCTCTTTGCCGAAGATCGTGCTGCTCCACAGGCCCGACTCGTAGTAGCCGTTTCGCTTGTCCATGTAGCCGAAGTTGCGGTGCACGGCACTTGTCGGTGGCGACAGCGAAACCTGGTACTTCTCGATCAGCTTCCCGCCCAGCGCCCAGTCTTCCCAAGGGTTGTAGCGCTTGGTGTGCTCGGTCACCGTGTAGCTGTAGCGAGCGAACACGCGCCAAGGGTTGCCGTACTCTGGCTGGGCCAGGAACACGTCCAGGCCTTCAGCCTTGGCGACTGCCCATCCCAGCGCTTCGCCGGCCAAGTCGGCCGTCTTCACTTCGATCAGGTCGGTCATGGCGTAACCTGGCTTGGATAGGGTGGCTGAGTGGAAATGGAAAACGACCCCAGTAGCGGGATTCTCGCCCAGGCTCCGAAGTGGCCAGGGCCGACGCGGTACTTGGTACCGGCCGCCATGGAGGGCCCGAAGGCCGGAAGGCACAGCGCCTTCTTTGGCTTTCGCCACCAGACCGCCCAGCGCCAGTAGCCACATTTCAGCGCCCAGCTGGCGACAACGGCCTCATCTTTGCCGCCGTAGCACCAGCTCAGCCCGAGGAAAAGTTTTCCAATCTTCACAGCTGATACCTCTCATCAATCCGGCGCCCAGGCGCCAGTGCGGGTGTAGGTTCGGGTTGTGTTTCGTGCGGGAAGAGCTGGCGCTGGTTGCCGGCCTGCAGCTGGCTGTCGGGGATGCAGCTGATGCCGACCCCGTTGAGCAGGTAGCAGGTGACGCCGCGCTGGCTGTCGTGCTGCACGTCGATGATGTTCTCGGTTGCGCTGGCGCCGGTGGCCAGCAGCAGGAGGCAGAGGGCGAGGCGGGTCATGGTGTCACCACTCGACGGCCCCACCAGCACGATGGCCCGTCGTCGGTGTCGTAGATGGCCAGGCAGAACCAGCCATCACCATCTGGCTTGCTGGGATCCCAGTAGCTGCAATCGGGGTCGCCAGACTCGAAGTAGCGTTCTGCGATGTCCTCCGGTGCGTCGGTTTCGAGTTCGACTCGGACTACCTCAAGTCCCTGCTGAGCGACCCAATCCTTGCTTTTCTCTACGTCGCCTTCATCGAAGTCGGGTAGGTCAGGGTGCTGGAACATGCCGTATTCATCACGGCGCACCACTGCCGGCCTGATCAGGCCTTGGCGGTCGAGGCGTTCGATCTCCGCGAGGATCAGCGCACCAGCCTTCACCAGGTCGCGGCGCCGATCTGCGCTTGGCTTGAATGTGCCCGGCCCCCAGGGCCAATCGTTGCTCATGGTGCCAGGCTGCCCTGCCAGTCGTGCGTACACGCTCGCCGCTCTGGCCAGCTCGTCGTTGGCGTAGGCGTCATCGCGGCCCAACGAATGACCTTCATTGCTGACCTGCCGCTGGCGCTCGAGCACTACATCCTGCGCCGCACGGTTGAGGGTGATTCCACTTTTCTCGGGCATGACGATTCCTTGGCCGCCATAACGCGGCAGTGAATAGAGGGGAGAGGGTTTACAGCGGGGTGGAGTACAAATGTGCTCTGATTAAAAAACGTACAAAATCATGCGGGCTATGTTCTAGATCCGGTATTCTCGGTTGTCACCAATCAAAGAGAGGTGGTTATGAAATATCGAATCAAAGAGTTGAAGCTGGATAACGACGTAACCGTCGAATACGTCGAATGCGTGAAGCAAGAAGGAAGAGTCAGCGTTTGTCAGCTCATTTCCCTGTGGCGCTTTACCGAAGCGCAGATCCAATCAATACGCGCCAAGGGCACCATCTAGACATGTTGGCCGCCGACCAGCTCGGCTTGTCGTTGGTCGGCCGGCCACCCAAGATCCAGTAGCGGTCCTATGGGAATCAATGGCAGCCCAGTCTCTGCCGCATCCCGCACTGCCTCTTCTTTGGTCCACCAGAAGGCAGTACCAACCATCCAGGCTATAGGGTCTGGGTGGGGCAAAGCTGCTGCGCGCTTGTTCCACTCTTTTACTGCCTGGTCATAGCCTGGCTGGTCTTCGCATTCGTGCTGCTGAACTCCGACTGGCCCGCGAGCAAGGCAGGCTGAGTGCTCGTCAATTCGGCCCTGGCAGATGACGACAGAGGCATCGCTGTCGAGCTGCTCAACGAAGGCGTCTTGCTGACCGCAGTGCGGACACGGGCTCAGCTGCGCGGCCATCTGTGTGTTGCTGGATCGGTTTTCTGTGGGCATGGGCATACCTCGCGTTTGCGATAAATTTTTAAGCTTTACGGAAAGGCTGGAAGCGCATAGAGTGCGCGAACCCTGAGTCTCCTTGATCAGTACGAGCGAAAGTCAACTTTGCGGGGCGCATCCGCATGGTGGGCCGCAGGCGGATTCGCCAGCGACGCGAGCACCTAGGTGGTTAGCCCCATCTCTTTGCTCATACTTTGGACTCGACTACAGGAGGTTCTTATGCAAATTGAGATTACCGTCAGGTTAGACCTGCAGATCTTGATCGTGCTGCTTAAGTGCGCATTGTTCTTGATCTAACGGTTGGCCCCGGGTTGTAGAGCCGCACCCGGGTTTACCTTCTTTCTTCCTGTAGTTGATCACGCAGCTACAGCCCCGACCTCAGCGACCCTCCACGGGTCGTTTGCTCGCGCCAGCGCTGCCATCGGCGGAGGACTGACGCTGTTCCCGCACATATGCACTTGCTCGGTCTTGGTGAACGCCTTGCCGTCGGCACCCTTGTCGATGATGTAGCTGGCTGGGAAGCCTTGGGCGCGGTAGAGCTCGTGCGGCTGCAGCATGCGCAGGCAGATGGCGACGATCACATAGGGCGTGCCCTTCACGAAGACGGTGACCAAGCCCAGGCGGTCCTTGGTGGTCACCGTTGGCGCCGGGGCGTCGCAGGCGCTGATGTTTTCCGTGCCGTAGTAGCTGATCAGGAACGCCGCGACGCGCAGGGCGCCTTCCTCGTGCTCCGGCGACAGCTTGTACTCGACAAGCGCGTGGTGCTCGGCGCCGGCGGTCATTGTCGGTACCAGGTCATCTACGGGACGGCCTACGCAGTTGCGCCGGAGCGTGGCCAGGCTGGCTGTCACGAGGCGCTGCTGGCTGCCGGTGTTGGTGACCGTGGTCAGCGGCTCGTCCGCGCCCTTCGCTGGCGTGGTGTTGAATCCGCCGTTGGCCTGCTCGATGAAGGCTGTGCACACGCCCATGGCATGGGCCGCACCCGCGGGCCTCTTGTAGTTGCCGCCGCTCGTGATGGTCGGCACCGGATCGGTGATGGCTGCACCTTCACTGTTGAACCTGAATTTGACCAGGTGCGCCGATGCTAGCGCCCGGTGGCTTTGGGTCATCAGCGTTCCCATGGGCTGGTCAGCGGCTACTGGCTTACCGGCATACACCGGGCCACCGGGCCCGACCATCACGGGGCTGGCCATCATCAGCTCGCCACGGTTGGTCGCAGTAACTGTTGGTAGTGGATCGCCCGGATCGTTCACTCGGTCGGCGCCCTGGTGTGTTGCTGGAAGAATCACCGGGCTTGCCATGGCAAACGACCCGCCGCGCGGCCAGGAGGTCACCGTGCGAAGTGGCTCATGCGCCGACTGGGCCAGTTCGCCCGACCAGTTGGCTATCGGCACGATGAAAGGCTGCGGGTTGTCCAGCACGAACTTCTTCATGCCCTTGGCCACGCGTCGCAGCGTTGCGGCTGCCAGCTCCTTCTTGCGACCAAAGATGCTCTTGCTCGGCACGCTCCAGTCAATGCAGTCGGCGGCGGTGCGCCACTTGTGCTGGCCCTTGGTTGGATGTTTGGCGTGGGTCGGCTCTGGCCACACGATGGGTTGCCCGTCGCAGCGAGCGATCATGAACAGCCGCTCCCGGCTGGTGGGAGCGCCGAAGTCGCATGCCTTGATGATCCGCCACTCCACCTGGTAGCCCATACCTTCGAGCAGGTGCACGAACCGGCGCCAGGTGATGCCGCGACGTTTCGGGTCGGGGACTAGGAACTGCTGCTGCACCGGCACGCGTTCGCCGATGGCAGCCACGGTGCCGTCCAGCTTCATCACCCGCCCGGTAGCCTTGTCGCGCTTGGCGATCAGCGGACCCCACTGCAGGATCTGCTTCACGTTCTCCAGGCTGATCACCCGGGGCTTCTTCATGCCGGCCCACTTCAGGCCGATCCACGACAGATTGCGGATCTCGCGTTTGCGCGGTTGCCCGCCGGCCGCCTGGCTGTGGTGTGTGCAGTCCGGGCTCATGTGGAACCAGCCCACCGGCCGGCCCTGGCATTCCTCATCTGGGTCACCGTCGAAGACGTCGGTGGTGAAGTGGCGCGCTGCCGGGTGGTTAGCGGTGTGCATGCTAATGGCCGCCGGGCTGTGGTTCTTGGCGACTGTCACCGGCCGGCCCAGGCCCATCTCCAGCCCGGTACCGGCGCCGCCGCCACCGCAGAAGAAGTCCACCAGGATCTCGTCGTCTTGCGGATCGAAGCCAAGGCCGTACTGGGTTTTGAAGTCGAGCGGGTTCTTTTGCTGAAATGCAGACATGGGCGCTCCTCGCCGTGCATGCGTGATAACTCACGAATTAAGGATGGTGCTAATTCGGCTCGGGTTGGTTTTTAACCGAAGGAGCCTTCGAGATACAGAGAGATTAATGTACAGTTCTGATTTTAGTTGATGTCTAAAAACTCCTGCGATATTTTGTTATTAAGCAGTCATGGAGAGTTTAAGCATGTTTAGACGTCGGTTGTTGCTATGTTCATTTGCTGTGTTTGTAGGTGTCGTTCTTGCCATCATGGCCTGTTTCTTGAGTCGTTATTGGGCGGCTGCAGGATTTTTCGTAGCTGGTTTTTCACTGGCAGTTACGATCCTGCTACATGAGAACTGGTTAAGTCCTAGCTTCTGGCTCGCCCCTCTGCTCACAGCTGCGCTAACGTGCTTTTCAGTGGTTGATGCTATGTCGTCTAGCCATCTATTCAATCTGAAAGAGGCTGCTGCGCAAGCGGACTTCTTGCATGAACTGATTTGGCTACAGGCCAGCTCTCAATCTTTGACTCAGAAACAGCGTGCGTTGGTGGGGTCTGCATTTAGGGCATGTGCGATGCAGGGTGCTGAAGATCAGCTAGATCTTGTGGGTAATGCGGGAAAAGCGATTTACTTTGGGCCGGTATTAACATTAGCCGATGGTGTTGCCTCTGCTCTGCCTAAAGAGCCTAAGCTACGCTGCCTCGACTACTACCAAGAGCTGAAAAAGACTAGGGCAGAACTTTTCCCAATTACGGCTGCGCGACATCCCTGGCTAAATGATCAATCTCAATAACGGAATACGACTCATGTGCATGGTGTATCCGGTGCGCTTCTCCAGGGCGACGTACTTAGCAAGCAGTGCTGGGTTATTCGCAGAGCCATTCACCAGGTCGTTCTTGCTGGCCATGATGCAAAACACGCAGCTGAGGCGTTCGTTGCCGAGCGCGTAGGCGTAGTGCGGTATCTGCCCTGCTGCTTCTATGATGCCGAACACCTCGACCGTCGAAAGCTCGTGCACCGGCAGCCACTCGAACCAAGTGTTCACGCTATTGCTGATGCCCATGCGACTAAATGGCTGGCGCTTGGCTCTTCCGGGGGACTCCTGTGCACGCATGTCCAAGCAGTTTACGATCACCTTGAAGCCATTTGCCTTCGCGTAACGTCGTACCTCGCGCTGGATCGGGCCCCGCTTGAGATCGCTGGTGCACTGGCGATGGCTCGCCGATGGCCAGCTCGGCACCTCAGGGCGACTCTCGAAGCGCCGCTCGACCATCTCGAACAAGGTCTTGCTGGCCTTGGCCACGATGAAGGCCAGGCCGGCGGCGGCGGCCTGATCGCGGGCCAGCTCCAGCGCGCCATGCCACTCCAGCTCACCTAGGGAGGCGTGCACGACGACGATCTGTGCCGGCGGGATGACCTCAAGAAGCTTGATCAGCTGGACTTGGGAGTCCTTCCCGCCTGAATGATTGGCGACAAACAGCGCGCCGGAGGCCGCCAAAGCCTCAACGTCTTTAGGTATTTGCATTGATTCTCCGCGCGCCGCCCTCGCCGGGGAGGCGTTATCGTTGAATAGGGGTGATATGCTTCGCCGCTTACCAGAAGGAGAGTGGTGATGCGTTTGCGTGAGAGGCTTCGAACGTTCCAGCTATGGTTCAATCCGAAGCGCAGACGGTGGTCAGGCGTGATGCTGATCGCGCTTGGGGTGGTCGGGATGTTTCTCAACCCGGAAAGCCGGTGGACCTTGGTGTTAGGAACAGGGATCTATTGGTTCTTCACGGCTTTACCACCAGTACTTGGCGGCAAGCGCTAAGGCACCGATAGCTGAAGTACGAGAACTTTGAACTTCTGAGAAGCCTGATGGCTCTGAGCCAGTCCCGCTAAGCACAGGGCAAGGCGGCCTCTCAGAGATTCAGTCATGTTTTCGGAAGACTTCTACGGCGTGTTCCTGGTTGCCGAATCAGTATTGGCATTCACCGTGCTGGCAGTCGCATACCATTGGAACCGAGGCGCTTAAGCCCTTAGGGTAATCCAAGATGAGGGCTCCCCTCTTTCGGGTGGTGGCATTTTGATGTCGTATCGTGTTTGATGCTGCACAGGCCTTCTATGGAGAGAACCGGAGTGCTGACTATTGGCGTGGTTGAAAGGATTAAGCAGGATCGTATCGCAATCTGGGTGGAGGAGCAGAGCGCCTACACCGTCATTGCGTTGCAGTCGACTGCCCAGATCGAGCAGGGCGATGTCATGTGCTGGCGTGACCCCTCCTCTACGGGATCATGTAATTACTGGAACGCGACCAAAGGCTGGAATGCTGAGGTGAGCGTGCAGGCTCAGGATGTCGCGATTGATCTGCTAGGACAGCATCTCAACTGGTGACATTGGCGTGTGCTGGAGTGTTCCAATCCTGCCACCTACGGAGAAGCGTTGTCGTTGAATATGGGCAGGCGCTGGCGGGCGGCGCCGTCTGGGTGAATGTGGCAGGCAGGTGATATGCTTCGCCGCTCACCAAACAAGGATGGTGGTAATGGGGTTGCGAGATCGAGGAAGATCGCCAAGATCAGGAGCTGCCGCGATGAAGACCCGAACGGCATCATTCATAGGGCTCGCGATTTGGATATCGTTTCTTTGGCTGGGAAAGCCATCTGCGTCGTTGATCAGCTATTCTGTGCCGTTTGGAATTGCTCTGATCGCCACAGGCCCCCTCGAACTGATCCCAGATCGTTGGCACAGGCTTAATTTCCTCGTCAATGCCCTGGCGACTGGATTCTTCTTTGTCAGCATCATGTTTGCGATAGTGGCAATCTCTTTCGCCCTGTCATTGAGCACAAGCGAGCGTTCGATTTTCTGCCTTGCTGGATGGGCAACGCTGTTGATTGTTTACCATTTCGCAATCCCTCGGCTGAAGCGGTCGCCTTTTTACCGACTCAGCGAGGATAGAGGGATGTACAGCCCTCCAACGAATGACGATAAACGGAACTGAGATCAGATAGGCCAATGCCTGAGCAGATTAGTCGCTGGCGGGCAGCGCCGGATGGTCAGGCTCGGCGCACCTTGAAGCCGAACATGCACTCGATGTCGTGGTACTCGCATCGCTCGTAGGCCTTGTACTTGGCCTGCGAGGGCGTGCTGGCGAAGACATCGACGATGGTTCGATTGGTGATGTCCCACCAGTCCCATCCGGCCACCAGCACCTGGTAGCGTTTAAGCGGCAGCTTCTCAGCCATTTCGCCGTACTGCATTTCCCAAGTCGGGTGGTAGTTGCGAATGCGCTTCTTCGGGTCGCTGTCGAGGATTACGCCGATGTACTGCCCGCGGTCGGCCATGATTACGCCAGGCTCGCCGTTTGCGATCACCCGGCGCCCAACCTCGGCAGGGACATCGTAGGAGCGACGAACGTAGTCGCAGTTGTAGTTGCTCATGGGGTCCTCCATGCATGTTTCGCCAATGGGGGCAATTACGCGATAGTGGCAATTTGATGTCTTTAGGAGTATTTGTTGTCTTCCAGCCCAACGAGATGAACCCCCGATGGACCGCGAGCCAACAAACCAGGAAGTCGCAGCAGCTCTCGGAATTGATGAGGATCAGGTTGATAAGTACCGTCAGGAGGCTGTGCTATTGGGCGACGGATCCTGGCTTATCCACTTTTCCTACGACATGCCGCGAGAGCTGCGGCACAGCTTCACCGGTAGCTTCACGGCGATCGTCGAATGCGTTGCAACTTGTGTTGACGCCCGCTCAGTCGACTGAGGCTGGCGGGCAGCGAAGGACGGTCAGGCGGCTTTCGCTTCGGCCTGCTGAGCGACGATCGCCTTGGCGGCGTGGTTGATCAGGTACAGCCGATTGATCAGGCTGTCCCGAGGCTTGTCGATGGTGATCTCCCAGTAGTCGCAGCCCAGGCCAAGCACTTCGTGGTGCTCGCTCATGAGCATGCTGGCCTGTTCGACGCATTCGACGTGGTCGGCTTCGTACAGGCGATCATTCAGGGCGTCCCAGAAGTCGTGCCCGTCTTCGCCGTACTCGAACGCTGCGAGCCGATCCTTGACTAGGCTGCGCAACTCATCCCACCTGCCTGCTTCACCTACACCGCCGTCATTCCGCATCCACTCGGGTAGGGCGGCGTACAGCTCGTCGTCATGGGTGTTTTCACAGATCTGGCTGCAGACTCCGGTTACCAGTGCTGCGCGGAAAGCTACCTCATCGAACTCGCGCTCACGGCAATGCTCTTCGAGCTTCGAATGGATGTAGTAGCCGATGTCGTTCCCGGCCAGGAACTCGATGCCGTAGGACAAGCCGACGTTGAATGTCAGGCCATTGATGTCGCCGACGATGGCTATGCCGAAGCGGGTGATCAGGATGTCGAAGGCGTAACAGGTGGTGCCAGGGGACTTGCAGCGCCATACCTTCAGCTGATCGGTGTCAGCCAGCACGGTGTATTCGTGGTCCTTCAGGCACTCGGCGGCGCGTTCGCGGCGCTTGGCCTTTTCGGCTTTGCGCTGAGCGATCCATTCTTGGTGGCGTTGTTCGTCGTTCATGGCTTTCTCCATGCATGCGCCGCCCTCCGTGGCCGGATGCGGCATGGTGGCAATTCTAAAGAGGATGCAGTATTAATCTTCATGCATCCCTCGGTTAAGGAATCACTATTGTGAGGCAGCATCCAACGCGTGAAGAAATTTCAAAGGTATTGGGCGAGCCTGTAGGGTTTGATATTTCTGAAGCTGCCGCAAAACTTCGTAGAAATTTGATTCTGGTTTCTATGGTGGTTTTGGTTCTAATCCTTGGAGAAATCGAGGCAGGTTCGGAATTCTCAATTCTTGGAATCAAATTGACAGGGGTTACCCCGTTTAAGCTCATGGTCGGGCTCTCAATAGTTCTGGCATATACCTTGGCTCATTTTGTTTGGTATTGCTATGAGCTCTACTCTGCATGGGTTATCCGGATTACAGGCACCAAGCTCGCATTTGTTACAGGTGCGAAATTAGGCGCAACAGGAGCAGACTATCCAGATGATCCTAAGCAATCCACGCTATATACATGGTGGATTCAGGAGGCCCGATCAATGACCTCCTACTCTGATTTAGTCAAGCGCGTGGACGAAAGCATCCATGAATTTAATGCGCATATTGATCAGTTAGAGAAACGCGATATGACATCCGCCGGAAGCGTTACCGCTTCTATTCAGGGCATGAAGCACACCCTGGAGCAGGTGCGAGGGGCGTTAAGCTCAACGGAGTCTGTAATCACAAATACGCGAATCCCAGAGTCTCTTGCCCGATTCGACAGGCGTTTCAGTCTTCTACTAAAGTCACAGAATTTGCGAACGCTAGTTGTAGAAGTTGGATTACCTATACTTTTGTCTCTAGCTGCTGCTTGCTACTTGGTACGATTTTTCATCCAGTACCAAGTATAAAGCTTTGTCTAGCTTGAGATCAGTTTATCGGTCTCTGACCTGTCCGTAGTTGGGTGATGATTTTCATGCTGCGTTCTGCTGATTCCAGGCGCCGACGGCGGCAAAGATCTTGGCAGCCTCTGCTTCGTCGAACGTTGTGTCGGTGGGGATGGCGATCCAGCCGGATGCCACCAGGTGGTTGGGGTTGGCCGTGGCCCGCAGGTCGGTGTAGGTCGCCTCGATCACGTCGGTCAGATGCTCGGCCCGGTAGTTGCCTTGCGGCGCAACCTCGATCGACTTGTTGTGCCGCTCGCCGAACTCAGTCCGACAAAGCACGCTGAGATAGATGGTCCAGCGGTGCGGGATGTCGCAGACCGCGTCGACGACTTGCCGCACGCAGATCTGCTTGAGGTTCTTCCAGTTAATCAGCACCTGCTGTCCGCTTGGATCGATGTTGACTACGGCCGCATGGTTGGCAGATACCAAGGCCCTGCAGGTGCGCTCCAGCCTGGCGCGCATGTTGTGCGGCTTGCGCTTGCTCATTGCATGCCACCTTGCTTGCTCGCCGCCCCGGCCTCCATTGCATCCACAAACCGCATGGCCGTCCGGTAGCTGTAGGCGAAGCCCTGCTTGGCTCCGGTGGCGATCTCAACCACATCCCACGTACCGCCCTTGCCAGATGCCTGGTAGCGTGGTGCTCCCTGAGCGATACGGGCGTAAGCCTCGTTTCGTGCTTCTTGGCTACGTTGGAGCAGGGCTGCGAGGATCATCCGCTTGTCCTCGAAAGCCTTATGCACTGCTGTTTGCATGAGCTGATCCTCAGTTGGTCAGGCGTGATATTCGAAGGCCTCGGCCTTGCGAACGATTCGAACTTGGGCGGTGCGGCGCTCCGGCGCGCGGCGGTCGCGGCGCATGGGGTCGTTGTCGTTGATGGCGGCATGCATGCTGATGAGGCACGCAAGGAAGATGCATAGCGGGCTGATTATTTTCTTGTCCCAAGCTTTCATCACAGCGTCCAGGCGGCGCTTCGCTTTCAGCTTGAAAATTGCCCGCTCAATACCGTTGGCCACGGTCCCGGGTGAAACTTCCATCAGCCGAGCGATTTCTTTGGTTGTGAGGTCTTGCGCGACCCACAGCAGAGCCTCCAGCTCGCGAGGGGCCAAGAGCATGCCGAGGTGGCCAGTCCATTTGCCGCGCGTTATCGTTTCCATAAGATGTTACCTCGGCTTGGCGCCGTCCAAGGCTTCGCGCAGCTGCAGGACGAGCGCGGCGGGAATCGTGAGGGAGCGGCTGTCCTCGTCGATCGAGTCCAGAGATGCAATTAGATTGCGTGATGCGGTGTGCACTGCTTCAAGCCTGGGCCTCGGGATCGAGGGCCCTTTCATCGAGCCAGCAGTAACTCGCTTCTTGCCGTTTGCCTGGGCTTTCTCTAGTTCGGCTCCCAGTACCTTGCCAGCACCGTCTCCGTGTTCCCGAACGACTTGTGCAGCTGTCGTAGCTGAAACGTGGCCGGCAGCTACCAGGTTCTGAACATCAGTATTAGCGTTGCCTACAGTCAGCACCTGCTCAACGTGCTGCCGTGTCTTGCCAATCTTTGCTGCTATCTGCTCAACCGACCAGCCAAACGCACGGAGGCGCTTGTAGCCTTCAGCCAACTCAAGCGGCGAGAGCTTTTCGTTTTCCTGGCTGGTGATGATGCGCGCTACCCGATCGGCATCACTGCCTTCAAAGGCGATCACGGGCACCCAGGCTTCCAGCACTTGTGGCCTTTCTTTGTTGGGCGTCCGAGGAAGCCGGCCTTCGGCATCGAGCTTCAACAGTGCCCGGCGCCGGCGGTGGCCGTCGACAAGCCAAACACCACCTTCCGCCCTCGGGCGAACTTCCAACGGAGGGATCTGGCCGCCCGCCGCGACGAACTCTGCGAGAGAGTTGATGCTTGCCTCGAGCGCTTCGCCTTCGGTGCGGAGGTTGAAGCCAGGCTCTTCATGCAGGTCTTCGAGTTGAACCTTCATGGCGTCGGCGCGCCGCACCTCGCCATCCTTGATCATTTGCTTAAACGACTTCGCCATTTGAGTTCATTTCCGTTGGGCTGCATTGGTCGTGACGCTGGCTGCCGTGTACCTCCCGGACCAGGGGAGGGCGAACGTCACGACCGATGCAGCCTGATAATGGGGAACCAGGTGGATCGGGCAGTTAACGTCAGGCTGACGTGACGCTGGTTGTCTCTTCCTGATCGTCGGCAGTGCATGCTTTGCCACAGAGCGGGCAGTAATTGGCGACCACCGAAATAGTCTTGTTCACGCGCTTCATGCCGCCGGCCTTCTTCGGCGCCATGTAGTAGCCAGTGACTTCTACGCAGAATCGGCGAGTTGTCTTTCCGGTCTCGATGTTGAGTGAAAGGTTGTGGCCCTCTGCGCGCATGTAGAAAGGCCCTGACCCTGGCGCCTCCTCAGCAAGCTGGTCCGTAACCAGCTTCACGGCATCGCTGATGCAGCTGCAGCTCATCGTCTTACCCTCCAGGACGGTTGATTTCCCGTCTGGCCCTGTCGCCAAGGCCAGCCAGTAGAATCTGCCGGGACCCGCTACTGGCGTCGGCCTTCGGCAATCTTCGAATTGGTGACTCCAGCCGCGGTGCCCACCCGCTGGAAAACTGAAACGGCGCTTTACGCTGCACGCCCGGGGCAGTTGCCACCCCTCTGGACCGTTGAGGCCTGTCCATCGCTGCCTTTGCTGCCGCCGGTGTCGATCCGGCGATGTAGCAAAGTTAACCGGCGGTAAATTTCACGTCAATACCGGCGGTTAATTATTTTTTCAAGAGCTCGCGTTAAGATCGTCCAGGGCTGTACGCATATACAGTATCGGAGGTTGGAAATGGAAGCGGAACAAGGATTCGCGACGTCAGCGCCTCGCGAGGAACTGACAGGCTTGGAGAAACTGGGGTTGCGGGTTTCTGCGATGATCAATTCACCGCTGGCCCAGTTCGGCAGGAAGGTTCTAGTCCATCAACTGGACACGGATAGCGATCAGGATTGGGATGCGCTCATGGAGCTGCTATCAGAGACTGACGGCCTGGATATGACGTGTTGTGACGACGGATCAGTGATCCTTCAATGGGATGCGCCGACAGATGATGATCGGGTGATTGAGAGGGAAGTGGAGCTGGAATTGGTGTGCCACGAAAAGGAGCTGTCGCCTTTCTGAGTCTTGAAAGAGGCCCGCTTGCGCGGGCTCCTTTTTATTTAACTTACATGGATATCTTGATTGACTACAGCACTTTCAATATCCGACTTCATTGCGCTTACTGCAGAGTCGTAAATAGATTCAGATCCGTCAGGAGCCCGAAGCGTTAAAACGAAGGCAACTTCCTGAGGTGGGAGCTCGGAGTGATGAGACATGTCAAACTGGTATAGGTCACGCGTGAATATTCGGGCACACAGCTTCATACTGGTGCCAGTCACTCCAGTGCCGCTATTATGGGACTTGTAGTGATTTCGTACCGGACTCCACTTAGAGAGCTCAGCTCTTGCAATCGCTTCTTTCTCCTTATCCTCTTTCATGTTGCCGGCTAAATTGATAGTTGATCCACTTTTGGAGGTGGCTTGTAAAGCAACTTGCAGCCGGGAGGAGAAATAGTTTTCGCCAACAGATTCGGAGATCAGGGGTTTCAGTACGGCAGTAAGCGCGACGGTACCAATAAATTTGCCGTTGTCGATCATCTCTGGCGGAATAGGAATGTCGTTCCAGTAATAGTAAAAGCCAGGTTGTAGCTTAGATGTCCAAGCGAGCGTAACGCTTCCTTGCGGGCAGTGCCATGGTAGCTGATCGTCTTGCCATGGGGTGCCCCAGCCTAACTCGTTATTGTGGGCGAATATTTCGCCTCTATTAATAAGGAGGGCCTTAACAAGGTCTGGTGAAGGATTCTTAATATTTGCGAATGTATGAGCTGCAAGGGACGATACCAGAGGCGTGCTGAAACTTGTGCCTCTTTCCGTCTTTCCTCCTAATACGCGCAATTCAGAATACCACGCGAGGTCAGGCTTTTTCATCCCTGCGGGAGCAGGACCCTTTAGACTCAAGCTGCATTTTTTGCCTGGCTTTTGGCTGATGAGATTGAAGACTCGCCCGCTGATGGTTAAGGATGATTCACAGTCGGCCGGTGGGCACAACGTACCTGTATGGGGGTTATGATAATTGTTACCTGCTGAGATAACGGGGAGTATCCCGTACTTGCGAGCAATCTTGTTGATGCGGTGCCCAAGTCGACTTACTTCGTCTTTTGTCGAGAGTGATGCCACTGTATTGAACGATAGGTTCCAGACTTTTGCATGCTCAGAAGTTAACTTTGCGACTTCTTCTAGGTAGCGTATGAGTTGATCATGGTTAGGGGTCTTCGGAGCACTATCCTTACATATTACTTGAGCGGAAATGTATGTGCAATCTAACAAGGGAAGGCGACGATTATTGTTCCAGGCATGGGCGTGGCAAACGAGAGAGGCAACTTTGTTACCGTGGATGACGTTGGCATCTGTAACAGGGACCAAGGGGTTGAGGTTCATTTTCTCAAGATGGAGATAGCTTGAGGCATTAACACCTCCATCAATTATCACTACCGTAGGTGAATCAATTGGAACGAGTCGGGGGGAAGGCTCTTTGCCGGTTCCGGGGTTATGGCTCACGCTAATGCTCGGTGCTGCTTCGATTCGATAGATCGCACCCGAGGATACTAAGCGCTCTAGGTCGTCTTTGGTGGAAATGTACAGGGAGAAGTCAGCATGACCGTCGACCAAATAATTTTCAATAACGTCGCCCAAAGCGTCGTGATGCACGATGCTTGGGTCTGGTGATGAATCAAATTCAGGGTATCCAAAAGCGAAAGGGCCTTCTTTAAGCAGTCCCTTTATTTTTTTGATTAATCCCTTGCGTGCTGCATTGTTCTTGAATGGCTTTAGCCAGATATTGATTGGCTTTGGCTCGCCGTCATTTGGGAGCGACGCCCACAGTTCCTCAATGTTTGAACCTCTGAGGGTTTCACTTTCATCAAATATATCAATGCTTGCGATTCTGGAGATGTCTACTTGATCATTAATATTGGTGGAATTTTTGATCTGATTGTATAGGGTAGGCAAGCTGGCACGAGATATCTCAATTAAAAAACCCTGATAAGCAGGAGAGATAATTCTAGATTCGGTTTTGGAGTCAAATAGATCAGATGGTGTCCAGGACGGAGATAGAGCATCATCATCCATTTTTGCGAGGAGGTGAGTTACACCGCCAAAAGTGTACTTTTCAAGATCGCTCTCATTAATTTTTTTTACTTTTTTTGATAGCGATACTCTCTTTTGTTCTAAGCTTTCTTTGATGCCTTTTGCGCTTTTGCCACCGCCCTGGACGCTTTTGGGTGTAGGGGCTTTCAAAAGTGTTATCACCGGATTGGTAATCGGACGGTTGGCCATGTTGCTAATCCTTTAGGTATGTTGAGAGTGTTTGGCGGCTGATTTTTATAAGTGAGAGTATCTCGACTTGCGCGAGATTGAACACCTTGCTAAGAGTTTGGCATATTGCTTTTTTGTCGATTCGTTCAATGGATTTCTTAGCTAAAAGTATGTCAACGGCGATCTGGCTGGTGTCAAGAGGGCATTCGTTTATAATTGATAGGCGGCGTGCAGCCAAGGAAATAGATTCGATATCTGCTCCGCTCAGGTCATCGGAAATCTTTGAAAGCGCGGAAAGCGTGTTGGGTTCTCCGTCATCATTAAATAAAAAGTGGTTCCAAAGGTGAGTTCGCAAATCTTCCTTCGGATTAGCGAAATTCATTCTATAGGGAAAGCGGCGCCAGATTGCCCGGTCCAGCAACTCCGCATGGTTTGTCGCTGCTATCACAATAGCTCGGTCATCAAGTGAATCAATAGCCTGAATAAGAGTGTTTACGACTCGCTTAAGTTCTCCCAGTTCGTTTGTGTCATTGCGAAGCTTTGCAATTGCATCAAACTCGTCGAGGAATATGATGCCGTTTTTTTGAGGAATGAAATCAAAAACGCTTCGAATATTTTTTGCTGTGTCTCCTAACAAAGAAGAGATGAGCGAATCTAATCGAACAACGTATAAGGGCATTGAAAGTGCCGCTGCTATGTGGCCTGCGACCAGCGTTTTTCCTGTGCCTGGTGGGCCGGACATCAGCAGGTTCATTTTACCTGATAGACCGTGTTCACTTAATAGGTCATATTTTCTAATAGACGATATAAAAGCGTCGAAAGTTTTCTTCAGGCTTTCATCTAGAAATATGGGGGAGGAAGGCCAGGATTGCTCTTCTACCAATACACTCCTAGATTTGGGGTCTACAGGCAAAGATTCAGAGTATCCAGACGCTCTCAAAGGGACGCCGTTTCTTCTAGTAGCAAGCTTAATGCGCTTACTCACGTCCGGTGCGGATCCCAAGCAATGTTTAGCAAGGGCGTTAGCAGTCTTCCTAACGCTAGTGTAATCAGCGTTGAACGAGGCTTCGATGAGGACTAGGAGCTCGCTTGCAGGTATGGTGATATTTTCAGTCATATTCGTAGGGCACCACAAAAATGATTGAAATGTCCATTTTTTATGGCTTTTGGTCAAGCTTTTCACGACGAATGTAAGGATTTTTCGTTCGTGCGATGTCGTAGAGGCGGCTGGTATCCTCAGATCTTGCGGGCATTCCACACCATGAGCACTTTCGCATGAATCAAAATGTCCTCGATCCGAGCGGACTGCTTCTCATAATTACGATTGTCCGAAATTAGCCATACGCGATCTTCATCTTGGCGCTGCACACGCTTGATCAGCAGATCACCGTGCCATGTGAGCACGTATACCCCCTCGCCCTGATAGTCGTTCACACCACGGTCAACGATCACGGGGTCTCTATCGTTGATCGTACCCTCCATGCTCTGCCCCCACCCCGTGATCATCGATAGCGCCTGAGCTGAGGTGTAGGTAACGCCTTTCTCGCGTAGCACCTCTTCACGGATGACCACATTCCTGATGACTTCGCTATATTCAGCCGGTACCTGGCCGTGGCCCATCGCGGCGCGGATGTCGTACTGGGGTATTGAGATGTCGCCATGACCTGGTGCGACCATCATAGCAGCCTGGCTGGCCGCCGCTGATGGAGTCGAGGTTTCGGACAGGCTGTCGGCAACGGCTCTCGCAATCTTGTCCTGTGCTATTGCGTCAAGCGACTTGCCGCCATGTTTGCGCAGCATCTCCAAGACCTTTTCCGCCGCAGTGCTGCCGGAGCTGCCTCCGCCCTTCACCTGAGCGCCTTGCATCTGTGCAAGCTCAGCGGCCAATCGCGGGCTGAACCGGTCGACCGGCTCCTGCAAAAGCCTCGACAGCACCACTGCGAACTTCGCATTCAGAGGGTTGGTGCCGTTTAGGTACATGGCCACTCCGGCCGGGGAGATATCCGCAGCCTCGGCGACCTTTGCCTGCGTCAGGCCAAGCGCATTTTTCTTCTGAGTGAACAGCTTTTTGGCTGCGTCGCACTCGGCCTTCAGTTCGGGGGAGAGATCTTTCTTTTTCGTCATGCGCGGAATTTAACCGGAGGTTAATTTAACTGCCTCAACCGCCGGTGTTGAAGAAATGATAACCGGCGGTTAACATCATACGCATTCACCACTGAGGCAATGCCATGAACCGAACACTGCTGCCTGAGCTTGTTGAGCGAATCGGCCAGACCGCCGTCGCCAAGGGGCTCGATGTGAGCGCCCCTGCTATCACCAAGGCGATGAAGGCTGGGCGGGTGATTTTTGTAATCGAGAACGAGGACGGAACGATGAGCGGGGAGGAGCTTCGTCCATTTCCGAGCCGTCCGTCTCCGATGCGGGCTGATGCCTGATGGGAAGGATTGTGAGTGACCTGGCCATGCGCCAGTAGATGACCGAAACACCTGCGAATCCATCCAGTAGTCGAATCGCAGGCGAAAAAAAAACCGCCTGGCAGGGCGGCTTCTCCACAACAAACATCGAGATCGACTATGCACTCTGCAATGGATGCAAGCAACACCGCGCCCGTAGCCATTTTTCATTTGAAGTCTTTCCACAAATCCGCCGCCCTCAAGGCATCGCGGATGTGCCGACTCCAGTACGCGCCTGCTTCCAATCATGCATTTCGCGCCGAGTGCGTGGAGCACCTGCGTGCGTCCCTGTGCGAGCCCCATTCATGAGCACGATCATCATGACGGCCTGTTGGCCACTCCAGGGCATGAGTCCGGCGCAGAAGTCCGTGCTGATATCCCTTGCCGACAACTCAAATGACGACGGCGTCTGCTGGCCTTCGGTGGCTCGTATCGTAGAGCGCACCTGCCTGTCCGAGCGTGCCGTACGCAACGCTTTGCGCTGGCTGGAGCAGTCTGGAGTGCTGTCTGCTCACCATCGAACAGGCCGTTCCACCTGGTACACCGTGAGCCCATCCGGCTACAACCCCGGCACCACATGCCCCCCTGCAGCAGATGCCGGAGCACCCCGGCAGGAAATGCCCCCCACCCCGGCACTAGATGCCCCTCACCCCGGCACCACGTGCCCCCAGAACCGTAAAGGAACCATCAAGGAACCGTCAGGAGATACCGCGAGCATGCGCGAGGCGTTGAATGCGGTACCAGTCGATCAAATCGTAGGCCTGTTCAACGAACTGCTGCCAACTCTGCCGAGCGTAGTTCTGATCAACAAAGACCGCTCAGCAAAGATTAAGGCGCGCTGGGCGGAGAGCCCTGTCCACCAGGACCTTGAGTTCTGGCGTGATTTTTTCACCATCGTTGCCGGCAGTGATTTCCTGATGGGCAAGATCGACGGCAGGAATGGTGCCAAACCCTTCCGGGCCACATTCGACTGGCTGATTGCCCCTTCGAACTTCGTGAAGGTGGTCGAGGGCAATTACCATGCGTGAGCCCTACAACCTCGAGGCTGAACATAGCCTGCTCGGTGCCATGCTCCTCCGTCCGGAACTGATCGACGTTCTCTCCGACGATTTATCGGCGGAGTCGTTCTACTTCGCTGACAATGCCGAAGTCTTCCGAGGGATTATGTCGGTGCGCTCCACGGGTCGCTCCGTGGACTTCCTGACTGTGGCCGATCACCTGGGCACGTTGTCCTCAGGTGATAGCGCACTGGCGTATTGCGCTGAGATCGCCAAGAACACCCCCAGCGTTGCCAACTCAAGCGAGTATGCCCGGATCGTCAGGGAGCGCGCCGTGGAGCGGGCTCTGTATGACCTGAGTGACCGAACGCTGGAGATCGCCCAGAGTGGCGGCGACATCCAAGACAAGATCGCGGCCGTGCAAGCAGCTGCCATGGCGATCGACACTGGCACCGATGGTGATGAGATCGCTAAGGCTGGTGATCTGATGGCCGAGCAACTGGAGGTCTGGCAGGAGCGGCATGACCGCCTGTCACGCGGTGAAACGTTGATTGGCCTGTCCACCGGCTTAGTTGACCTCGACGAGAAACTGGGTGGACTGCAGCCCGAACAGCTGATCGTAGTGGCCGGCAGGCCTGCTATGGGCAAAACCACGCTCGCCATGGGGTTTGTGCTGGACGCTGCGGTTCGCCAGAAAAAGTCCGCCTTGGTCATCAGCCTGGAAATGAGCAAGGCTCAGCTCATTGATCGAGCCACTGCGGCAGAAGGGAAGATTCCGCTCAACCTCATCAAAAACGGTTCTGCCTGCCAGTCTCACGGAGCGGAACTGTGCGCGGCAGTCGGCAAGATCCAGCACGCAAACCTATTCATCGCAGACCGCGCTGGCGCCACGGTCGGCCGCATTCGCTCGATGGCTCGCCGACACAAGATGCGCTATGGGCTCGACATCCTGATGATCGATTACCTTCAGCTGATGGAAGGCGAGGGTGGCAATCGCACTGAAGAGGTCAGCGGCATAAGTCGCGGATGCAAGTTACTTGCGCGCGAGCTCGGCATTCCGGTTGTGCTGCTCAGCCAGCTTTCTCGCAAGTGCGAGGAGCGCCCAAACAAGCGCCCGGTGCCCTCTGATCTTCGTGAATCGGGCGCAATTGAGCAGGACGCAGACGTCATCCTGTTCGTCTACCGCGATGAGGTTTACCACGAAGACAGCGAGCTCAAAGGCATCGCCGAAATCATAGTGGGGAAAGGTCGAGACATTGAGACCGGAACCGTACGCGCGGCGTTCTTGGGGCAGTTCAACCGTTTCGAAAACCTCTCCGCGAGCTGGCAGCCTCCCGCCAAAGTGCCTGCGCCCGAGCGATCCCTGAGATCCAGGTATGCCCAGCGAGGAGCCACCGCATGACTGACCCAATGCACCTGCCGCCCAAGCTTCCCGAGTATCGCTGGGCGCTGTATTGCCGCAGTGACCTTCTGGATCTTGCCCACGAGCCAGCCCAACCGATGGCGCTGTATCGCGACGAGCAGGCAGCTCGCAGCCATGGCCAATGCATGTGGCCTAACACCTTCCGCGTCATTGATCTTCATGGAGAAGACAGCCCATGCGGCAATCAAAACTGACCAAGGCCGCACGCGGCCGCGAATGCCAGGTGCGTATTCCTGGCGTATGCAACGGCAACCCCGAGACCACCGTCCTTGCGCACTACCGCCTGGCGGGCACCTGCGGCGTCGGCAAGAAGCCGCACGACCTGCAAGGCGCCTGGGCTTGTAGCGCTTGCCACGATGTCTGCGATGGGCGCAGCAAGAGCGTGGATCGGGACACTGCTCGTCAATACCACGCCGAGGGCGTGATGCGTACTCAGGCGCTCTTGCTGGCTGAGGCGGTGGTTACCGCATGAGCGCTCCTGCCCTCCGTCCGGACAAGCCCGGAAAACCAAGAGCCAAGCGCATCGATCGCGAAGGGTTAGAGCAGGCCGCCCTGATGAAAGAAATCGAGCTTCGATATCCCGAGGTGTTCGCAAACTTGCATCACACCCCTAACGGCGGACTGCGCAACAAGTCCGAGGCGATTCGCCTCAAAGCTCAGGGTACCAAGGCTGGCATTCCAGACCTCCAGCTGACCATGGCGAGAGGCGGCTACTTCGGCCTGTTCATCGAGTTTAAGGCCACTGTGAAGCCGGCGCCCATATCCCCCGAGCAACAGGCCTGCATTGGCCGGCTGAACGATCAAGGCTACCTGGCTGTTGTGTGCCGTGGGCATTTCGACGCCATGGAGTGCCTGAGAGCCTACCTGGCTCTTCCCGTCACGGTGGCTGCATGAGCGCGACCCGGGAAGTGAAACTGAGCGAGGCCGAGGTTCGCCGGCAGGCCGCCGACAAGTCGGTGCGCGATCTGCGCGACCCGCGTCACCCGGGTCTGTACCTGCGTTTCTGGAGCAACCGCGAGCGTGGCACCTGGCACCTGGTACGCGGAAAGAAGTGGGTACCGGTCGCCCGCTGGCCAGAACTTAGCGTTGCGGCAGTGATTGCCGAGCTGCCTGCCTTGCGTCAGCGCCTGCTGCGCTCGCCAGCCACCGCGCCTGTGGTATCGGGCATGGCCACCGTGGGTCAGCTGCTCGACTGGTACGGCGACCGCATGGCGCGCGACCGATCGCTGTCGGCCAAGCGCAAGGCAGGCGCTCGTTCCGCCATTGCCCAGCACCTTAAGCCGTGCCTGGATGACCTGGCCGTGTCCGCCGTGAATGCCGATGCAGTGGACAAGCACCTGATGTGGCCGTGCCAGGCCGAGGTGTCGCTGTCCTACCTGCGGCAGATGTTTGCGCTGCTGCTGACCGCCTTCCGCCAAGCCCTGCAGCTGGGCCTGATCGATAGCAACCCGATGGCCGGGATGCGCTTCAACGACTTCACCAAGGCCAAGATCCTGCCCAAGGCGGCTCGACTGCGTGACGTGCAGTTGCCAGACCTGATGCAGCAACTGGCCCAGGCCTTCGAAGCTGCCCCGGGTGACGCCCTGCTGGCCCTGATGATGCTGGCCCACGGCACCCGGATCGGTGAGACCCGCATGGCGCGCTGGAACGAGATCTCGCTGGCGGCTGCCGAGTGGTTCATCCCCGCGGCCAACGCCAAGACCCGAACCGAACACCGCCTGCCGCTGACCGCCCAGGTCCAGGCACTGCTGACCCGGTACCGGGCCATCCAGCAGGCCGGCGGCTACGAGGGTGTGTATCTGTTCCCGAATCGCCGTGGCCTGTGCCTGAGCGAGACGCAGGCCAGCAACGTGTTCAAGCGTCTCGGTCAGGGCGAGTGGACCAGTCACGACCTGCGCAAGGTCTCCCGCAGCACCTGGACCGACCTCGGCATCGACGGCCACATCGGCGAGATGCTGCTGAACCACAAGCTGGGCAAGATCGCCAGCACCTACATCCACACCCAGGCCGTGCAGCAGCGCCGTGCCGCGCTCGAGAAGTGGCACGCCTGGCTTGATCGTATCGGCTTCGCAGCCATCCACGGCCTTACCAAGGCCTTATTTGAAATTTCGCAGAATTCGCCCGAGGCCACAGCAGCCGTGGCGCCGCGCGACCTTACCGCATTTGTAATTAGCGAGGATTCGAAATGAAGAATGACGACAAAATCCGCGCCGAGTTCGAGCGCTGCTTCCCGGTCCCAGATGGCATCAAATGGGACCTGGCAGTGGGCGATTACGTCGTGACTTGCAAGGGCTGCTGGATGGCTGCCGAGGAAGCGGTCTTCCAGGCCCGCCGGGAGGGCTGGTGGGCATCCCGTGAAGCGCTGCGCGTCACCAATCCGTTCCCCGTCCAGATGGGCGACCCGGACGCGGCTTGGGCGCGAGAGGTGGCCGAGAAGTCGCTGCGGGCCCAGGGCCTGAAGGTGGTCGGCTGATGAAGAAGCACGGCCCAGCCTTCAAGAAGGCCGTGATCGAGCTGGACGAGTGCCCTTTGTGCCGTGGGAGAGCGGTCACTCAGGGTGTGTTTCACGAACTGCCATGCGACCACTGCAATGCCTCAGGCTGGGTGGTGGCTGCAACTGGCGAGGCCCTGGCCCTGGATGAACTGGTGACCCAGCTCAGCATGAGGCTTAGGACAGCGCACCGGCAGATCGAGCAGTTGAAGAACCCTCAGGCATCCGGGCCTGAGGCTACATATCAGGGAAGCAACCGGCGCGGCGCCGGCGGCACCAACTACACCGGTGATTGAGGGGGAAGGACCATGAAAGTAATCAGCGCTCGCCAAGCATGGCACGACGCACTACACGAAGATCGCCCTTCGGCCCTGGCCGTTGCGGCAGAGGCCGCCATTCTCGGCAAGAAGGGCGGGCCAGGTGAGGTCAAGGTAATGGTGATGCTGGAAAACCATGACGGTAAAGAGGTTGCCAAAGTCTACGAAATTCGCACCGAGGGCGTGCACGAAACTCGCTCAGGACGCCGCCTTACTGATGCTCGCTGCGCTCACATGCTTGCCGCTGGCCTAGTGCTGGTGGCCATCGATTCGCTGCCGAAGTCGCTGCGCCACCTGGGCAACTTCATGTACTCGCCGGTTGCAACTGGAAACGACCTTAGCATCGCCCATGGTCTGGTTTGGCTGGGCAGCGGGCTTGAATCGCTGACTGATCGCAAGAAGCAGCGGGCCTACTGGATGGCGATGGCTGCTCTGCAGTCCCACAAGATGCTTGTGAACGGGGGCGAGGGGATGGGGCCAGGCGCCGTGTGCATGCTCGTTGAAGATCGTACAGGCGAGAAGATGAATCCGCACAACTGGGCTCGGGATTGGCAGGTGATCTGGGATGCGCTTTGCAGTCACGTCGACAAGCTGGATAAGCAGGCGCTGAAGCCAGTTGCCGCAGTGGTTCAGCGCCTCCGTGATCGCGGCGAAAATCAGAGCGAGAAAGCCGCTTGACGTTTTGAGGAGTGTTCTGGCACTATTTCGCCATCGTGATAATTTCGCCTTTGGCGAAAAACATTAATGGACCCGGCCAGTGAGCCGGGTTTTTTATTGAGGCAAACTTAGACTCAGCCGACGCGGAGCCTTGAAATCGCCGTCTAAGCCCATACATTGAGTGCGGGTGATAAGGAGACTCATGATGAGCGAAGCGTTGAAGATAGGTGATGTTGTACGCTACAAGCTGGACGGGCGTTTAATGACGGTGGTTGACGCGGGGCCGGTTGCCGTTGGCCGCTCTATGGGCGCGGCTTCGGGCGGTGTGTCTCACTCCCTGCCAATGAGTGAAGCCCATGTGAAGTGCAAGTGGTTTGACAAGGCAGCGCTTGAATCGAAGGTCATGAAGAAGATCGATCTTGAGTATGTGCGATCGTCGGACCACTTTGCCCCACAGGAAGGGGACGCGGTGCAATTGGCTTCGGGCGGGCCTCGCATGATCGTTGATCGTTGCGGGCCGAAAGATTTCAGTACGATTATTGGGTTTGGTGGTGGTATAGCCAGGACACCGAGCAACATTCGCCATGATCTGACTGGTTGCAAGTGGGTGAACGGTAAGAAAGAGGGACGTGGCGAGTTCGAAATTGGCTCGCTAATCCCTCTGTAGAGGATTCGTGTAAATCTGAGCCCTGGCATTTGCCGGGGCTTTTTTATGGAGCAGTGCTTATGGCCGAGCCAAGTACCGGCGCCCTTGCAGTGACCGGCGTACTTGCCAGTGTCGGCCTGGGTGCTGCATTCCCCCAGCTGGATCTCGCCGCACTGGTCGGCGCGTTCGGCGGGGCTTTCTTCTACGTGGTGTTCGCCAAGGACATCAGTACTTGGCGCCGTGTCGGCTATCTGCTGGCTGGCTGGATCGGTGGCTACTTCGGCGCAGCTGAGCTGATGGGACGGGCCTGGACCCAGACCGCTGGCTTCAGCGCATTCGTATGCGGTGTGCTCTGCGTCGTCACATTCTCTGGCTTGCTGGAGTGGATGCAGACCGGTCGCATGCCTACCTGGCTGCAATGGTTCTTCCGTCTGCGCGCCAGGAAGGAGGGTTGAATGGTTGCCGTGATCCAGGCCGCACTCTGCGCTGTCATCTTCGTGATGATTGGGCTGCGCTATCGGCCATACCCAGATGCACGGTACAAGCTGAGCGTGTCCCTTATGGCCTGGGCTGCTTGCGCTGTTACCGGCATGCAATGCGTCAGCCTTGTTGGCCGTATGGTGATGCACGACGATTTCGCCGATGCCTCCTGGTTCAACACTGCGTTCTACCTGCTGGCCGCCATCTTGGTGTGCAGGGCAAAGGGGAACGTGGCCAAGATCGTGCGGGTGGACTGATGGCAAGGCTCAAGACGCTCGGCTCCCGCATCAAGGAAAGCCCAGGCTCAAGGGTAAAGGTGATGACGCCTGGCAGCTGGCGTAGCGGAATGACCAGCTCTCAGCGTGGTTACGACTACCGATGGCAGAAAGCGCGAGAGCACTATCTCAATGAGCACCCGCTCTGCGTCTTCTGCGAGCGGAACGGCCGGACCGCTGCCGCAAAGGTCGTAGACCACATCGTTGCACACCGCGGTGACATGGTTCTTTTCTGGGATCAGACCAACTGGCAAAGCCTCTGCAAGCCTTGCCACGACTCGGTCAAGCAGGCCGAGGAGGCAGCTAGCCTGGGCGGCTGAGTCATCTGCGGATCGTCGCAATCCATCCGAGAAGCATAGAAGCACGCCAGTGACATGCCTCGAGAGGGGTAGGGGGTCAAAAGCTAGGGATTCTCATCTAGCTAGACCGCCTCCGACCCCACGTAGACATTTTTCTCCCCCCTAAAGGTTTTTGTTAATGGTGTTAACAGACAAACAGCGACAGTTTGTTGACGCTAAGGCCCGGGGCGCGTCCAACAAAGAAGCAGCGGAAGCCGCGGGCAGTAAGCCCTCTACGGCTGCCGCAGCTGGTTCGCGCTGGGCCAATGATCCGAAGATCGCATCCGCAATTCTGGCTCGTAGAGCAGAGCTCAGTGTTAACCCTGAGCCGAAAAAACGGCGCAGCAAAGCGAAGGCCGATGAAGCCATTGAAGCCCCCGTCGAGATGAACGAGGCCGACGGCGAGTTCCTGAGTTGCCTGCCGTCAACCGACGATCCGCTGGTTTGGCTGCTCGCACTGATGAATGAGCCACGGGCAAAAGTATTTGACCGGCGTAACGCCGCGCAGACGGCCGTTCCGTACATCCACGGGAAGAAGGCCGAAGCGGGCAAGAAAGAGCAAAAAGCGGAAGCCGCGAAAGAAGCGGGCAAGGGCAAGTACTCACAGAGCAAGCCGCCCCTCACTGTCGTCAAGGGGTGACACATGCTTTGGACTACGGCCTGCCCGGACTGGTGGCGGCGGCTGGCTGCGAGCGAATCCATCATTCCAGAGCCGCTCTTTCCTCAGGAAGCCGAAGAAAGCCTTGAGGTTTTCAAGGGGCTTCGCATCGTCGATGCCCCAGGCAGCCCCACTATCGAGAGCGCATGTGCACCTTGGGTGCTCGCTTTCGCCGGGGCAGTGTTCGGCAGCTACAACAGCGAGACTGGTGAGCGCCTCATTCGGGAGTTCATGCTTTGCATCCCGAAGAAGAACAGCAAGTCGACCATTGCTGCTGCGATCATGTTGACTGCGCTGGTCCGCAACTGGCGGAAGTCGGCCGAGTTCATCATCCTCGCGCCGACCAAAGAGATTGCCGACAACGCCTTCGTCCCGGCCAAGGACATGGTCAACAACGACGAAGAGTTGAAGGACCTGCTGCACGTGCAGCCACACCTTCGGCTGATCACTCATCGCGAGACGGGCGCCACGCTGAAGGTCGTCGCCGCTGATAGCGACGTGGTGGGCGGCAAGAAGGCCGTTGGTGTGCTTATCGACGAGGCCTGGCTGTTCGGCAAGAACCCGAAAGCCGCTGACATGATTCGCGAGGCCACCGGTGGCCTGCTGTCCCGACCTGAAGGTTTCGTCATCTGGTTGACCACTCAATCGAACGAACCGCCCGCCGGCGTGTTCCGGTCGAAGCTGAATTATGCCCGCGGCGTGCGTGATGGCCGCATCGACGACAATCGCTTCCTGCCGATCATCTACGAATTCTCGAAAGAGATGATCGACAGTGGCGCTGCGCGCAAGCCCGAGAACTTCCACCTGGTGAACCCGAACATGGGGTTCTCGGTAGATCGCCCCACGCTTGAACGCTTGTTCATGCAGGCTGAGATCGACGGCGAAGCGGAGCTACGTGGTTTCCTGGCCAAGCACCTCAACATCGAGATCGGCCTGGCCCTGATGTCAGACGCCTGGGTAGGCGCAGAGTTCTGGGAGCCACAGGCGGCCACCTGGCTCAACCTGGAGCAGATCCTTGAGCGGTGCGAGGTCATTGATGTGGGCGGTGACGGTGGCGGCCTGGACGACTTGCTCGGGCTTGCTGTCATAGGTCGAGAGGCTGGTACGCGACGGTGGTTCCACTGGGCGCATGCCTGGGCGCACCCCTCGGTGCTTGATCGCCGCAAGTCCGAAGCACCCAGGCTCAGGGATCTCGAAGCGATTGGCGATTTGACCATCGTCAAGCGGATCGGCGATGACGTCGAGGAATTCGCTGCCATCGTCAAGCGCATCAACGAGACGGGGCTGCTGGACAAGGTCGGCCTCGACCCCGCGGGAATCGGTTCTGTTCTCGATGCCCTGGCTGATGCCGGTGTCGAGGAAGACAAGATTGTTGGCATTTCCCAGGGCTGGAAGCTCACCGGCGCGATTAAGACGACCGAGCGCAAGCTTGCCGAGGGCACGCTGCTGCACTGCGGCCAGCCGCTCATGGCCTGGTCGTGCGGGAACGCCAAAGGCGTCCCGTCGGCCAACGCCTTCTTGATCACCAAGCAGGCCTCGGGCACGGCCAAGATCGATCCGCTCATGGCTACTTTCAACGCCGTTTCTCTGATCAGCCTCAATCCTGAAGGCCGCGGGGGAATGGACAACTTCATGGCAGGCATTCGGGATCCACTGATCGCATGAACGCATTTCATATTTTCATCGCCTGCTCAGTGGTCGCTTTCTGCTTGGCATGCGGGGGCGTCTGGATGCTGGCTGGTACCGGCTGGGCTTTGCTCGCGGGATCGCTGAGCTTTTTCTGCATCGCCGGCTTCATCCGCAGAGGGCTTGTCAGTGATTAAATCTCTATCCCAGGCATTGGGGGCTGCTGTCACCAAGCCTTCAGCCAGCATGAGTGAATGGCTCGGCAAGACCATCAAGCTGTCGGATGGAGGTTTCTGGAGCGCTTTCAACGGTGCCCAGTCCAGTAGTGGGAAGTCAGTCAGCGTCGACAAGGCCATGCGCCTGTCCACAGTGTGGGCATGCGTCCGGATTATCTCGACCTCGGTGGCCGGCTTGCCGTTGAGCATCTACCGGCGGATGCCGGACGGAAGCCGGGAAAGTGCCCGGGACTTCCCGCTGTACGACGTTGTGCATAACAGCCCCAACGAGGATATGGCCGCCTTCCATTTTTGGCAGGCAGTCGTCGCTTCGATGCTGCTCTGGGGGAACGCCTATTGCGAGATCCACCGATCTGCTGGTCGGGTCATCGCTCTGGACTTCCTGATGCCGTCGAGAGTCGACCTCGAGTTCGACGATGACGGACGACTCAGATACTTCTTCAGGCCCCGTAAGGGCGCACGTCGAGAGATTCAGCGGCAGGACATGCTGCACATCCCAGCCTTTACCCTGGATGGTCGAGTCGGCCTTTCTGCTATTCGGTACGGAGCGGATGTGTTCGGTTCTGCGATGTCTGCAGATGATGCTGCCAACAGCACCTTCCGTAACGGCATGATGCCCACGGTCGCGTTTTCGGTCGACAAGACGCTGAACCCGTCCCAGCGCGTTGAGTTTCGTGAGTACGTGAAGACGATCTCCGGGGCGTTGAATGCCGGCAAGAGCCCCGTGCTCGAGCAGGGCGTGAAGCCGGAAATGATCGGCATCAACCCTGCTGATGCGCAGCTGCTGGAGTCGAGAGGACACAGCATTGAGGAAATCTGCCGCTGGTTCGGCGTCCCACCTTGGATGGTGATGAAGACCGACAAAGGCAGCAACTGGGGCACGGGCTTGGAACAGCAGCAGATCGCGTTTCTGACCTACTGCATTATGTCCTTCACGGCGCCGATCGAGCAGTGCGTGAACAAGTGGTGCATGACGGCGGTTGACCGGATCAAGTTCTACGCCGAGTACTCGCTTGAAGCATTCCTCCGTGCAGACAGCGCTGGTCGAGCGGCCTATCTCAGCACGATGGGGCAGAACGGCTACATGACCCGAAACGAGGGCCGGCGGAAGGAAAACCTGCCGAGCATGCCGGGTGGCGATGTACTGACCGTGCAATCCAACCTGGTGCCACTTGACCAGCTAGGCAAGCAAAACGATAGCCAGGCCGCAAGGGCCGCACTGATGAACTGGCTCCAACAGCCGGAAAAGTAAATCACGGGAGCAATCCATGAAGCACAAGATCCAGTCTCGCGGCCTGCGCAGCGAGATGAGCCCGCGCGCGCTCGAAAAATGGAATCCCGCGATCCAGGCGGCCGTCGAGAACACCTCGGACACCATCACTGTTTACGGAGTGATCGGCGAGGACTGGTATGGCGAAGGCGTCACGCTGAAACGAATCGATGCCGCTCTGCGGGCAATCGGCGAGCGAGATGTCACCGTCTACATCAACTCGCCAGGCGGCGACATGTTCGAAGGCATTGCCATCTACAACCGCCTGCAGGAGCACAGCCACCAGGTCACCACCAAGGTGCTCGGCATGGCGGCTAGCGCTGCTTCGATTGTCTTCCTGGCCGGCAAAAAGCGTGAAGTTGCCAGCAGCGCCTTCCTCATGATCCACAACTGCTGGACCTGGCTCGCCGGCAATCGAAACTACCTGCGGGATATCGCTGACGACATGGAGGAGTTCGACGCCGCGATGGCAGACCTCTATGCCGAGACCAGCGGCCAGTCGGCAGAGGACATGGCTGAGCTGATGGACGACGAGACCTACATCCGTGGCAAGCGCGCCGTGGAGCTGGGCCTGGCCACCGGGCTGTTGTCGTCGACAGAGGTCACCGAGCGCGAAACCGAAGACGCCGCGCAGGCCAATGCACTCAAGGCCATGGATGTAGCCCTGGCCAAGGGCGGCATGCCTCGTTCCGAGCGCCGTGAACTATTCGCCAGTTTCAAGTCCGGCATGCCTCGCGCTGCCGGCGGGGGTACGCATAACGCTGCCCCGCCCGATAAGCCTCGCGCTGTCGCGCCAGACCTCTCCGCCTCTCTGAGCGCGGCAACCAACCTCCTCAATTCTCTGAAAGGAAAGTGACCATGGACTTTGAAGCCCAAGTCAAGGAACTCAACGCCAGCCTCAAGGGCATTGGCGATCAGATCAAAAGCCAGGCCGAGGCGACCGAGAAGCAGATCAAGGCCTCCGGCGAAATGAATACCGAAACCCGCGCCAAGGTTGATGAACTGCTGACCAAGCAGGGCGAGCTTCAGGCGCGATTGGGCGAGGCCGAGCAAAAGCTCGTGAACGCAAGCCGGGATCGCAACCATCAGGAGGAACCGCAGAAGTCTGTAGGCGCCCTCGTGATCGAAAGCGAAGAAATGAAGGACATGAACTCATCCTTCCGCGGCTCTCGTCGTGTCTCCGTGCCGCGTGCAGCCATCACCACCGCAACCGGCGGTGACCTGGTGCAGACTCAGCGCCTGCCGGGGATTATTGCCCCAGCTCAACGCCGACTGACCGTTCGCGACCTGGTCGCGCCGGGTACCACCGAATCGAACTCGATCGAGTACGTCCGTGAGACAGGCTTCACCAACAACGCCCGCACCGTGGCGGAGACCACTGCCAAGCCATACTCCGATCTCACTTTCGGCCTGACCACTGCGAATGTGCGAACCATCGCCCATTTGTTCAAAGCCAGCCGCCAGATGCTGGACGATGCCAAGGCCCTGCAGAGCTACATCGACGGTCGTGCACGCTACGGCCTGAATATGGCTGAAGAGGCTCAGCTGCTTTACGGCAACGGTACCGGTGTGAACCTGCAGGGCCTCATGACCGTTGCTCAACTGTACGCCGCCCCGGCTGGCGTTGCAGTAGTGGGCGAGCAGCGCATTGACCGCCTGCGCCTGGCTCTGCTGCAGGCAGAACTGGCCGAGTTTCCATCGGACGGCATCGTGCTCAACCCGATCGACTGGGCGGCCATTGAGCTGACCAAGGACGGGGAAGGCCGCTACATCATCGGTCAACCGCAAGAGGGCACTAACGCGAAGCTGTGGAATCGTCCGGTGGTTTCCACCCAGGCCATGACCCAGAACGACTTTCTGGTTGGTGCCTTCAAGCTCGGCGCTCAGATCTTCGACCGCATGGAAATCGAAGTGTTGATCTCGACCGAGAACAGTGATGACTTCGAGAAAAACATGGCAACGATTCGTGCTGAAGAGCGCCTGGCCTTTGCCATCTATCGCGACGAAGCGTTCGTTACTGGCCCGTTGGTCACGCCTTAACCATCCCGCAGATCGGCGCCAGAAATGGCGCCGCAATGGAGTAATCCAATGGCACGTAAACAGGAAACACCAGCCTCCACGGCTGATGCGAAGAATCCGGTCTCGACCGTTGACTCCACTGATGGCCCGCCTGAAGGTGACTCGCTTCTTTCGCCGGCCGCGGCACACCCTCCAGCAAGCGGTGACCCGGGCGATTCGGGCGACTCGGGGGCTCCTGCAACCGCTCGAGCTCCAGCGGAAGGCTCGGGCGTTGTGCCGGCACAAGGACAAGCAGTCGCTGGCACTGGCTCGGATGTCGTCACGGGCGATCAGGGTGCTAGCTCCGGCATCGCCGCTACTGACGCTGCGTTATCCGAAGACGCCAGTCAGGCCGCTTCAACCTTGGCTGATAGCAGCACCAGCGCTGAACAGTTGGCACAAGAGGGCCAGGCCAACCCTAACCCTGCGACTCTTCAGATTTATCCGCTGCGGTCTTACATGGATGAAGGCGAGCTTCGTCGTCGTGGCGGGCCTGCTTATACGGTCCCGCGCCGGCATGCGGAGGAACTGGTGCAGCGGAATCTGGCATCGCTCGAACCGCTGAAGGAGTAAGGGTATGTCGGTCATTAGCTTGACCATTGCCCGGCATCATCTCCGAGATCCCGACGATGATGACGAATACCTGGAGCTGCTGATCGAGGCGGCAGAAGGGCAGGCTATGGACTATCTGAACCGTCGTTTCTATGCCGACCAGCAGGCGCTGGATGAGGCTGTCGGCGCCGGGGATGCTGGCGAGGCACCCATGGTCTGCAACAAGCAGATCAAGGCCGCTTGCTTGCTGATCCTCGGCCACCTTTACGCGAACCGTGAGGACGTCGTGATCGGGACCATCGCCACCGAACTGCCGCAAGGTTCGAAGGCGCTCCTGACGCCGCATCGTATCGGGTGGGGCATTTGAGGGCCGGGCCGCTGCGTCATCGGCTGCAGGTGGCTCATCGTCACGAGGAGAGGAATAAATCCGGGGGCGCCAAAGTGACGTGGCTGCCAGCTGCTCGCCCTGAAATGTGGGGTGAGATTCGTACCCCAAGCGGTCGGATCATTGCGGTTGCTGAAAAGCTGAGTGCTGTTGTAACCGCCGAAATCATCGGCAGGTCGCGCCCAGATATCGTCGCAGGATCGCGCCTGACACGCCGGGGGATCACCTACCAGGTTGAGGCCGTTTTGCCGGACAACGAAAACTCCTTGATGAGGCTTCTCTGCTCATCGGTACCTAACCCATGAGGTGAATGATGAAAATTCGAGCACTAGGCCCCCTGACGGGCGCATCTGGTGAGCGTGAGAAGGGCGAAGAATTCGAGGTCGACAATGCCTATGGCGAAGGCCTGATTGCCCGGGGGTACGCCGAAGCGGTCACCGACAAGGCCGCGAAGCCCGCAAAGGCTGATCCGGCCAAGGAGTAGGGTATGGCGCGCCGGTCGAGCCTTCGCGGTGACATCCGGCTACGCCGGACGCTGCGCAACATCCACAAGACGATGGACAACGAGTTGCAGCCTGCCATGGCCAAAGCAGCCGCGCGGGTACTCGAAACCCAGCGACAGCTGATCCCCAAGGATACCGGGGCTGCTGCTGCCGCCCTGCGTGTCTACGTCACCCCCAGCGGGCTGGATGCTCAGGTGGGCATACGGGGCAGGCGAGACAATCGCCGATTCTTTTACCTGCGGTTCCTTGAGTACGGCACCAAGGGCTATTCCGGCAGCATGTACCAGCGAGCTGACCGGAACGCGATCGGCGGCGTGCACACCAACAACCGCGACAAGTCGCAACTGAAAGGGCGGCGCAAGTCGATACGCCAGCGCGACACGAAGAACAAGTCCGATGGGCAGCACTTCTTCGGCAAGTACCCGGACATACCAGCGAGGCCGGCGCACCCATGGTTGCGGCCGTCTTTGGATGTAAACCGCGAGTTTGTGATGGCCGATTTGCAGGAAGCAGTCCGCCGAACGCTGCGTAAAGCAAGCCAGGGGGTAGGCAATGGCTGATCCATCTCTGGCACTGCAGGAGGCCATCTTCGCCAGGCTTCAGGCCGAGGTCAGCTGCCCGATATACGACGGCGCGCCATTGAATGCTGAAATGCCCTACGTATCCATCGACCGGGAGGTATCGGTCAACAGCAGCCCAATCGCGGGCCGGAAGCGCGAAACGCGTCTGTTGTACCTGTCCGTCTGGTCCGATGCCGTGGGCCAGGCCGAGGTAAAGCGCATCAACGGCGAAGTCATCGCCGCTTTGGACGAGCGTCGCCTCCCATTGGAGGTGGGCCGCGCGGTATCCATCCGGGTCGAGCAGGCCGACGCTCAGCGCGACGCCGACGGCATTACTTACCAGGGCTCGATCACCGTCCGCGTGATCACTACCCACTGAACTACCCACCGGCCGCGCCGCGGCTTTTTATCCAATGTGCCTTTGGAGGAACCCTCATGGCCGACGACAACCTCAACACAGCCGCGGGCTGCCGCCTTGCCATCGGCGGAAAGACCGGTGCCGATAGCGAAACCAAGTACAAGGCCGACACGTACGTACAGGTGGGCGAGATCGAAGACCTGGGCGAATTTGGCGACACCTTCAGTGCCGTAAACTTCACTTCCCTGAGCGATGGCCGCGTGCGCAAGTACAAGGGCACCGCCGACGCGGGGAACATGACCATGACCGTGGGCCTGGACAGTGGCGATGCTGGTCAAAAAGCCGTGTCGGTGGCGCACAAGGACCGCTCCAAAGGCAACTACAACGTCAAGGTCACGCTCAACGATGGTGACCCAGATGCAAGCCCTGTCATCCTGCCCACCACCTTCTACTTCGGGGTGAAGGTGATGAACAACACCGTGGCTCCAGGTGCGGCCGATAACGTGGTGCGTCGCAATATGACGTTCGCGATCAACACCGACATTATTGAAATCCCTGCCGGCCCGGCAGTCCCTTGACCGAAGGGGCTGAGCCCCTTTCTTCGTTGCGAGAACCCCAATGAGCGAAGCCTTGCATGGCACCGTCACGCTGGTGATCGGTGCGCGCAGCTACACCCTCAAGCCTACGTTGGATGCGGCACTGCGCATTGAGGCCCGCTTTGGCGGGTTGCGCGCAGCCCTAGAGTCCATGCGCCTGATGAGCATTGCTGCTTGCGCAGACATCGTCATCGCCGGCGCCGACCTGAAGCCCGATCAGCACCCGGCCATCGCCGGTGAAGTATTCCACTCCGGTGTAGCCAAAGTGTCCGGTCAGCTGACCGAGTTCATCACTGTCCTACTCAACCCTGTGCCGCCGAGCTTTGTCGCCCGGGGAAAGGACGAGGCGGCCAGCACAGCGCAGTGAAGAACGGCAGCTACGTCGATTACCTATTCGGCGTGGCCACCGGCTGGCTTGGCTGGCCGCCTGACACCGCGTGGCAGACCCCCATCCCGCAGATCATGCTTGCGCTCGATGCCCACCTCGACTGGACAGGGCGCGGGCAGGCTGACCAAGGAAAAGCCCAAGCTGCGCCCCAGAAGCAGGAGAGCGTCGCCGAAAAGCTCAAAAACTTCCTGCGGGGGAGGCCTCAACAGTAGATAGCGTGCCGCCTCCGGGCGGTTTTTTTGTGCTTGGAGATTTGCATGGCCGACCAACAAGTCCAGGGGATGCTGGTCCAGATCGAGGCCACAACGGCTCAGCTTCGCCGGGAGCTGGCCAGTGCTGACCAGGTGGTGGCCCGCACCACTGATTCGATCGACCGCAATCTGGCCCAAGTCGACTCCGCGTTTGATAGCGCAGGTGGCGCGGCCCAGCAGGCTGGCGGGCTCATCCGCGGCGCCTTTGCCGCCGTGGCCGGTGCTGGCATCATCGGCAGCATCATCAAGCAGGTCGACGCCTACGGGCAGATGTCGGATCGGATGAAGGCTGCCGCCGGCAGTGCTGGCGAATACCAGATGGTGCAGGAACACCTGCTGCGCACGGCCCAGGAAACCTACCGCCCCCTGGCCGAGGCCCAAGAGCTGTACATTCGCACTGCCGATGTCATGCGCAGCCTGGGCTTCAACACCCAGCAGACACTCGACATCACCGACAGCTTCAGCTTCCTGCTGGTGACCAACGCCGCCGCCGCCGACAAGGCAGGCTCAGCGCTGGATGCTTACTCGAAAGCGCTGCAAACCGGCAAAGTCGAGGCCGATGGCTGGGTGTCCATTCAGGAGACCATGCCGACGATCGTCACGGCTATCGCCAACGCCACCGGCAAGAGCGCTGGAGAGATCCGCAAGCTGGGGGTGCAGGGCAAGCTATCGCTTGACGACATCAATACCGGGCTGCTGCGCACCGTTGAGGCCAACCGTAAGGCTGCGGCTGATATGTCCACCAGCGTACAGGACGCCTTGGTGAACATCGGCAACGCCGTGCAGACCTTCCTCGGAAGGATGGAAGAGCAGACCGGCGCCGTAGCAGGCCTGTCGAATGTGCTGATTGCGCTGGCCGACAACGTCGACCTGGTGGCCGTGGCCATGGGGGGAGCTGGCGTCGCCGCGTTGACCAACTACGTCGCTAAGTCTGGGTTGGCCGTAAAAGCGGCCCTGGCCGACCGTGCCGCGCGTATCGCCCAGGCCGAAGCGGTGTTGCAGGCGGCCTTAGCCGATCAGCGCAAAGCCGAAACCGCTACCATCCTGGCAGCTCGCGAAGCAGTGGCGGCGCGTGGCACTGCTGTACAGACCCAAATGTCCATCCAGCTGGCGCAGGCGCGGCAGCGCGAAGCAGCCGCTACCACCGCGGTAGCAACCGCACAGGCCGGCCTTCGGACAGTCAGTGCAGGCCTGCTCAGCGTCCTGGGCGGGCCGATGGGGCTTGCCCTGTTGGCCGGCACGGCGGCTGCCAGCTTCCTGCTACTGAGCAACAACGCCGATCAGGCAGGCGTTAGCCTGGAGGATCTGCGCAAGCCGGTCGCCCAGCTTCGGGAGGAATTCGCAAAGCTCAACAAGGACCAGCGCGAAGCATCGCTGGTCAAGTGGCAGCAGGAACAGATCTCGTCGGCGGACAAGGTCAAGGATGCGTATGGCGACCTGGCCCAGTCCATCCGCTCTGCCGTGGTCACTGCGCCGGCGCGTGACTCCGGTGGTCAGTACAACCGGCAGTTGGCTGAGTACCAAGGCCTGGTTGATCGGCTCAACGAAGCGCGCACGGCGGGCCAAGGGCTTTCACCGATCCTGCAAGAGGTCGGCAACCGTCTTCAGCTGCCGTCCAGCACGGTGCAGCAGTGGATTACCCAGGCCGGTGCGGTCAGCGACGCCGACCAGCGCTCGAACCTGATCGCCGAAACGCTGCGTGTGCTCACCGGCGTCACCCAAGAAAATACCTCGGCCACCCAGGCGAACAACGCCGCGAAGGTTGGCATGAGCTCGGCGGGTCAGACCTACCTGGAGACACTGCAGAAGCAGCTGGCCGGCCTCCAAGACAACGGCGATGCCACCAAGATCGCCAACCGCTATATCGAGGAAAATGCCGACCTCACCGACACGGATCGCCAGGCGATTCTTTCGGCGGCCAGCGCGATCGAGTCGCAGAAGAAGGCCAACAAGGATGCTACTGAGGGCACCAAGGACCGCACGAAGGCGCTGAAGGATGAGATCAAGGCCCTCGACGCCATCATCGACCGCGCGTTGCCGGAGAAAAAGCGGCTGGAGGATCTGGCGGAGGGTGTGCAGGGGCTGCGCAAGGCGCAAGCCGCGGGCAAGATCACCGCCGCCGAGATGGAACTTGGCATCAAGAACCTGAACACGGCCTACGCCGACCCGGTTTTGCAGAAGCGTGCCGAGGAGGAGAAGAAGCTTGCAGAGATCCGCCGCAACAGCGCGGAGGCCTATCGCAAAGCCATGGAAGTGTTGCTGCAGACCCGTCAGGACGCAATCAATGCGGATGTGGCCGGCGTAGGTATGGGCGATGACCAGCGTGAAGAGGCCGACCGGTTAAACACCGTCCGGCAGAAATATGCGGAGGCGCGTCGACAACTGGAGGAGCAGCAAGAGGACGTGTCGCGCCGGCTCAGTCAGGACGCCTACCAGCAGCGGCTGGCAGATCTCGCCGACTACCAGGCGCGTGAGTTGCAGATGGAGGTCGACGGCTTCGAGGCCAGATTGCAGGCGCAGCGCGACCACCGAAACGGCGCCAAGCGGGCTTGGGCCAACATCCAGGCTGACGCAGCGAACGTGGCTGGCGCGACTGACGACATGCTCACCACCGGTTTCAATACGGCACGTGACGCTGTGGCCGAGTTTGCCATGACGGGGAAGGCGAACTTCAAGAGCTTCACCGTTAGCGTGCTCTCGGATATGGCCAGGATCGCCAGTCAACAAGCAGCAAGCTCGTTACTGAGTGGGCTTGTGGGGCTGGGTGTCTCGGCAGTCGGCAGCTACTTCGGCGGCGGGTCCGGCAACGGTATGACTCCGGGATCTGCCGGAGCGATCTCTTCTAACCTGGGCGCATCCCAGGCTGGCTATGGAAGCACGTATTTTCCGCAGGCCCTAGGTGGCGCCTGGTCGGACGGTGTGCAGATGTTCGCCAAAGGCGCCGGGTTCGCCACCAACAACATTTTGAACACGCCGACCATGTTCGGCATGGGCAATGGCGGGCTGGGAGTCGCTGGTGAAGATGGGCCTGAGGCGATCATGCCTTTGGCCCGCGGTCCTGACGGATCGCTGGGTGTACAGATGGTCGGCGGCTCCGCGAGCGGCGGCACACTCGTGCAGATTGATGCTCCTATGTATTTAACCGTTCCGGATAGGAGCGATGAGGGTATGGAGCTTGATAGCACTGCGCTTCAGCAGAACTTGCAGAAGCAGATGCAGGGTGTAGCTGAGCGAGCCATTACCGACTCTTGGCGCGCCGGTGGCGTGAGCTATCGAAACAGCAACGGGAGACGCTGATGGCGATCGAAACATTTACCTGGACACCTGACGACGAGGCTGGCGGTGACAGCACCCTGCGGACTCGGACATCACAGTTCGGTGACAACTATGCCCAAGTGTCCACCGATGGCTTGAACGCCGAAACAGACAGCTGGTCGCTGTCGTTCGGCGGCTTGGCGGACGAGGTCGCGCCCATCCTGGTCTTCATTCGACGACATCGTGGCGCTACCGCGTTCTTGTGGACCAATCCCGAGGGTTTACTCGGCATGTATCGCTGCAAGGCCTTTCGGCAGCAGCGCAAGCCGGGTGGGGTGGTGGTGCTGACGGCAACCTTTGAGAGAGCCTTTCATCCATGAGCTTGTTTACTCAGTTGCAGAAGCTGGAGCCTGGGGCGGAGATTCTGCTGTTTGAACTCGACGGCTCAGACTTCGGAGCTGACATGCTTAGGTTCCATGGGCACGCTATTCCGCACACGCCTCAAGAGCTGGCCGATGCTGGCGTGAACGCCGACCAGTTGCCGGCCAAGTCGATCTGGTGGCAGGGCAACGAGTACGGGGCCTGGCCAATGCAGATCGATGGCATCGAAGCCAATTCGGACGGCACTGCCGTGCGGCCCACGCTTACCGTAGGCAATGTCAACGGCAGGATCACCGCCCTGTGCCTGGCCTTCGATGACTTGCTCGAGTTCAAGTTGACGATGCGCCACACCATGGCGCGCTATCTGGATGCTGCAAATTTCCCCGATGGTAATCCGGAAGCGGAGCCCACCGAGGAAGCGATCGAGGTCTGGTACATCGATCAGAAGGTTTCTGAGAGCGGCGCCACGGTGGCCTGGGAGCTGGCCAGCCCGGGTGATGTTGGCGGGGAAACGATCGGCCGGCAGATGACGCAGCTCTGTCACTGGGCAATGACTGCAGGTTATCGGGGTCCGAACTGCGGCTACACCGGACCTTACTTTGACCTCGACGGCAGCCCCACGGCCGACCCGGCCAAGGACCAGTGCAATGGCTGCCTGGATTCGGGCTGCATTGTTCGACACGGCCAGGGCAACCAACTTCCTTTCGGCGGCTTCCCGGCTGTTTCCCTGATCGCACGGAGTTGACCATGCGCAAACACGTCCTCGCTGCCGTGCAGGCGCACGCTGCGGCAGAGTACCCGCGCGAGTGCTGCGGACTAATCATTTCAGCTGGTCGCTCGCACCGGTACGTGGCCTGCGAGAACACTGCCACAGAGCCGTCGGAGGAATTCCGTATCTCGCCTGAAGCCTACGCTGCAGCCGAGGATCTTGGCGACGTGATCGGGATCGTGCACTCACATCCGGACGCTACCAGCAGGCCGTCGCCACGCGACTTGGCCATGTGCGAAGCCACGGGCTTGCCCTGGCACATCTTGTCTTGGCCGGAAGGTGACCTGCGAAGCATCACCCCGACCGGTCACTCCCCGCTGCTGGGGCGGCCGTTTGTGCACGGTGCCTGGGATTGCTGGCAGGTCTGTGCTGACTGGTACAAGCGCGAGTGGGGGCTGGAGTTTCCAGCCTACGCCCGGGAGGATGGATGGTGGGAGAAAGCTGATGGCCCTAGCCTCTATGAGCAGGCCTATGAGTCCGCTGGCTTCTACCAGGTGAGCCACCCCCAGCGCGGCGACATGATCGTCATGGCCGTAGGCCGCACGGCTCACCCGAACCACGCCGGCATCTACCTTGGCGCCGATGCGCAACTCCCCGAGGAACATGCCCAAGTCTTCGGTCCTGGTCCGTTCATGTTGCATCACCTGCTTGGCAGGCCATCAGAAATCATCGTGTTCGGCGGGCCATGGCTCGACCGAACAAGACTTGTCCTGCGGCACAAGGAGGCAAAATGAGCGCCATTGTTTCTACGGCCATGACCACGATCAAGCTGTCCGGCTCCCTGGCGCGAAAATTCGGTCGCACACACCGTCGTCAGATCGACAGCGGAGAGACATGGGAGACGTTCAAGGCCCTCAAGGCCACACTGGAAGGTTTTGAAGAGGAGATCAAGCGCCTGGACGGCTTGGGTATGCGTTTCGCCATATTCCGCAACCGTAAGAACGTTGGGCTAGACGATCTGGGAAGGCGCGGAACACAAGAAGTTCGCATTGTGCCAGTGATCGAGGGGAGCAAGCGCGGTGGCATTCTTCAGGTGGTCATAGGCGCAGCGTTGATCGTTGCATCTACATTCGCCTCTGGCGGTCTCGCAGCAGGTCTGATGGGGGCCGGTGTGGCCAACGTCGCTGGCGGCGCTATTCAATTGCTCAGCCCCCAAGCCAAGGGCCTATCCCAAAGCGCAGCACCCGAGAACTTGCCGTCGTACGCTTTCGGCTCAGCCAAGAACACCACCGCCAGCGGCAACCCTGTTCCGATTTGCATCGGCGAGCGCCGATGGGGCGGAGCGATCATCTCCGCCTCGATCGAGGCGCAAGATAAGGCTTAGGGCCGATTCAGCGAACATGCCGCCTCCGGGCGGCTTTTTATTGCCCGGAGGAAAGCATGGGCCCAGCAGATCACGTGGATATCACTGGCGCCAAGGGCGGCAGTAGCAAGCCGAAAACGCCTGTAGAGGCGCCTGATAGCCTGCAGTCGACCAACATCGGCAAGATTCTGATTGCCGTGGGGGAGGGTGAGTTCGACGGCGCTCCCACTGACCGCGACATCTTCCTCGACAACACTCCGATCATTGACACCAGCGGCAATGTGAATTTTCCCGGCGTGAAGTGGGAGTGGCGCCCAGGCTCCGTCGAGCAGGAATACATCCAGGGCATTCCTGCGATCGAGAACGAGACCACCGTCAACGTTGAGCTGCGCAGCGACAATCCATTTGCCCGTGCCCTGAGCAACACCCAGCTCTCGGCTGTGCGCGTGCGAATGGCCTGGCCGCGCCTGGCGCAGCAGGACAGCAGTGGCAATACCAACGGCTACCGTATTGAGTACGCCATCGATATCGCCACCGATGGTGGCGCCTACGTCGAGGCGCACCTGGGGGCGGTGGACGGCAAGACCACCAATGGCTATCAGCGCTCGGTGCGCGTGAACCTGCCCAAGGCTACCTCCGGCTGGATGTTGCGCGTGCGCCGTATCACTCCGAATGCCAACAGCGGCACCGTGGCCGACACGATGACCATCGCGGGCTATACCGAGATCATCGACGAGAAGCTGCGGTACCCGAATACCGCGCTGCTGTACATCGAGTTTGACGCCCAGCAGTTCCAGAACATCCCAGCGGTAACCGTGAAGTGCAAGGCCAAGCGCTGGCCGGTGCCGAGCAACTACGATCCGATTGCGCGTACCTACACCGGTGTATGGGATGGCACTTTCAAGCAGGCTTGGACCAACAACCCCGCGTTCGTCACTTTTGGCGTGTGCGTGGAGGACCGTTTCGGCCTGGGTAAGCGCATCAAATCGTGGATGGTCGATAAATGGGAGATGTACCGCATAGCCCAGTACTGCGACCAGCTGGTGCCAGATGGTGTGGGTGGTCAAGAGCCGCGCTACCTGTGCGACATGAATCTGCAAGGCCGTGCCGAGGCGTGGACACTCCTGCGGGACCTGTCGGCAGTCTATCGCGGCATGGTGTACTGGGCTCACGGCTCTCTGTTTATGCAGGCAGACATGCCGCGCGCTCAGGATATCGATTATGTTTTCACCCGAGCCAACGTCATCGACGGTGAGTTCGTTTACGGCGGTGCCGAACGCAATACCCACTACAGCCGGGCACTGGTCAGCTACGACAACCCGGCCAACAACTATGACACCGATGTCATCCCAGTCACCGACAACGCTCTCCAGCGACGGTACCGGGACCGTCCGGTGGAGATTTCTGCCATCGGCTGCACCCGTGCGTCCGAGGCTCAGCGCCGCGGCAAGTGGGCGCTGCTGAGTAACAGCCAGGACCGCACCGTCACTTTCAAGACCGGCATGGAAGGGCGCATTCCGCTGCCTGGCTACGTCATTCCCGTCGCAGACGAGCTGGTTGCGGGCCGTCCAAACGGCGGCCGGATCTCGGCGGCTGCCGGCCGCGTTGTGACCTTGGACCGTGACACGCCGATCAAGGCTGGCGACCGGCTGATCTTGAACCTGCCGAACGGTACCGCCCAGGCACGCACGGTGCAGTCGGTTGCCGGCCGCGCGGTGACGGTAACCACCGCGTATGGCGTGCAGCCCGAACCGGAACTGCAGTGGGCAATCGATTACCACGACCTGGCGGTGCAGCTGTTCCGGGTGCTGAAAACAACGCGCACCCAAGAGGGCGAGTACGAGATCACCGCGCTCGAGTTCAACCCGAGCAAGTTCGCGGCGATCGACACCGGCGCCAAGTTGGACGAGCGCCCGATTAGTGTTATCCCGGTGACCACCGTGCAGCCCCCGGCAAGCGTGACATTGTCGTCCGCCCACATGATCGACCAGGGTATCGCGGTCAGCACCATGACCATCGCCTGGCCGGCGGTGGAGGGCGCTGTCGCCTATGACGTGGAGTGGCGAAAGGACAACGGCAACTGGGTTCGCCTGCAGCGCACCGGCGCAACATCGGTAGACGTGGTCGGCATTTATGCGGGTGCCTACCTTGCACGCGTACGCGCTGTGAGCTCGTTCGAGATTACGTCGATCTGGAAAAGCTCGACCCTGACTCAGCTGAATGGCAAGGAAGGCCTGCCGCCGGCCGTTACCTTTCTGGATACCGAAAGCCTGCTGTTCGGCATCGGCATCAAGTGGGGCTTCCCTGCTGGCTCCAGTGACACCCAGCGTACCGAGCTGTGGTACAGCGAAGGTACAGACTTGAACCAGGCCACCAAGCTGGCCGACCTGGCCTATCCGCAGAACGAGTACGTCATGCAGGGCTTGCGCGCGGGCCAACAGTTCTATTTCTGGGCTCGCCTGGTCGATCGTTCCGGTAACCTTGGCCCATTCTTCCCGGTAGCACCGACGGTGGTTGCCGGGATGGCCAGCGCAGACGCTGGAGCGATTCTTGAGCAGATTAAGGATCAGATCACCGAGAGCGAACTGGGCATAGAACTGACCAGCCGTATCGACCTGGTCGACAAGAATGGCCCTGGCTCGGTGAACGAGCGCGTTGGGGAAGTCCGCAGCGAGCTGAATGAGCAGGTGGCCGGGGTCAACAACGCGATCGAGACGGTCAAGTCGTCGGTGGTGGCGGCCCGTGATGAGTTGCAGCAGCAGCTTGCAGCAGTTGATCAGGAAGTCGATGCGGCCCGATCCGAGCTGCAGCAGCAGATCAATACCGTCTCCGCGTTGGCCGGATCGTTGCCGTACAACAAGGACAAGACCTACACCCTGAATCAGGGTGTACTGGGCGCCGACGGCAAGCTGTACCAGGCACTGAAAGCGGTACCGAAGAACAACCCGCCGCCCAATGCGACCTACTGGACCGATGTTGGCCAGGCGATCGTCACGGCGGCCGGTACCGCCACGCGCGTGGGCAAGGTTGAAACGGACGTTTCCACGCTCAACGGTACAAGCACGGCGCAGGCCACCCAGATCGAGGGCCTGCAGTCCGGCCTGACCACCACCAATGGCAATGTGACGACCGCCCAGCAAGCGGCTCAGGCGGCGGCCACGGCGGCCGGCGCCAAGGGCGAGGTGATCTACGGGGCGACCGCGCCGGCTGCTGACAAGCGCTTGGCGCAGAACCTGTGGATCGATACCACGGGCAATGCCAACACGCCCAAGCGCTGGAACGGCAGCGCCTGGGTAGCCGTTACCGACAAGGTGGTCACCGATGCAGCGGCAGCGGCGCAGTCGGCCTTGACGGAAGTGGCCAAGAAAGCCGATGCCTCGACCTTGCAGAGCCTGAGCAACAAGGTCACTCAGCAGGGTCAGGACTTGACTGCCCAAGGCCAAGCGATGACGGCGATTGACGCCGCGATCGGTGAGGTTGGCGGGGAAAACCTGCTATACAACCCCACGTTCAATCGTGCCAGCGCGGCCGATGCCAACGTGCCGGATGGTTGGGTGCTGGAGGGTAGTGCATCCAGAAACCCGAGCATGGTGCCTTCCTGGTTGAACTCGGGAGAGCAGGCTTTCCGGGTCGCGGTCACCGGCGTAACGAGCGCAACCCCGTATCTCTCGCTGGTCACCCAGTCCAGCCAGCGGCCAAGGGTTGCGAGCGGGCAGACTGTCACCACGTCGGTCTATGCCCGGCGCATGGCAGAGTCGGGCCTGCTGGCCCTGCGCATCTACCACCAGTGGATCAACGACGCCGGCGTGGTGATTTCCGCGCCTGCAAACGGTTTGACCCCCATTACGGTGGAGGGCGGTCGGCACTCGTACACGTCCATTGCGCCGGAAGGTGCTGTTCGGCTGAATGTGTATTTGCGCATTCACGGCCAGACGGCGGCGGCGGTCAACGGCTCTGCCGAGCTGGCCCGGCCGCAAACCGAGTACGGTTCGCGCGCAACGGGTTGGCGGGATAACGGTCAGGTCAGCGCGGGTGACATTGCTGCCAACGTGTCGTTGACCAACCTGCTGTCCGGCCGGGTGGAGCAGACGGAGCAAAGTCTGGTTTCCCAGGGGCAATCCATCGTTTCGCTGCAGGGAGGGCTTACCACCACCAGTCAGGGTGTCACCGCTGCCCAGCAGGCGGCGCAGGCAGCCGCTACGGCGGCCGGCGCCAAGGGCGAGGTGATCTATGGATCGACTGCGCCGGCGGCTGACAAGCGCCTGGCACAGAACCTGTGGATCGATACCACGGGCAATGCCAACACGCCCAAGCGCTGGAATGGCAGCACCTGGGTGGCCGTCACCGACAAGGTGGCCACCGACGCGGCGGCCGCTGCGGCCAATGCCCTGACGGTTGCTCAGAGCAAAGCCGAGGCCTCGGTGGTGCAGAGCCTGAGCAACAAGGTCAGCGATGCCGAAGGCAAGTTGACCACCCAAGGCCAGTCGATCACGGGCCTGCAGGGCAGCCTTACCACGACCAACCAAAACGTCACGGCTGCCCAGCAGGCCGCGCAAGCGGCGGCCACGGCGGCCGGTGCCAAGGGTGAGGTGATCTACGGATCGACCGCGCCGGCGGCTGACAAGCGTCTGGCACAGAACCTGTGGATCGACACCACCGGCAACGCCAACACGCCCAAGCGCTGGAACGGCAGCACCTGGGTAGCCGTGACCGACAAGGTGGCCACCGATGCAGCGGCAGCAGCGCAGTCGGCCTTGACGGAGGTGGCCAAGAAAGCCGATGCCTCGACCGTGCAGAGCCTGAGCAACACGGTCACCCAGCAGGGTCAGGACCTGATCGCCCAAGGCCAGGCGCTCACGGCAATAGATGCTTCCATTGGTGATGCAGGCGGGGAAAACCTGCTCTACAACCCGGCTTTCACCAAGGTCAACGCGGTCGATCCGAATGTGCCTGATGGCTGGACCAGAGACGGGGCAGCTCAGAACAATTCCAGCATGGTTGAGTCCTGGTTGAATGCTGGAGAGCGCGCTTTCAGGTCGGCTCTAACGGGGGTTACGAGTGGTTCGCCGTACCTGTCGCTTATCCCTGCTACTACGCGAAGGGTAAAAGTCGGTGGTTCACAAACCATTACGTCGTCGGTTTACGCCCGGCGCGCAGCTACTTCTGGGCTGCTTTCCCTGCGCCTGTACATCCAGTGGTTGAATGCTTCGGGAGGGGTGATTTCTGCCCCGTTCTCGAAGTTCAACCCAGTCAGTGTTGACGGTAGTCGCCACACCCTGACTGCGGTCGCACCCGCCGATGCGGTTGCCGCCGTTGTGTATTACCGGGTGCATGGGGCGACCTCGACCGCAACCAACGGTACGGTGGAGCTGGCCCGGCCGCAGGTCGAGTACGGTTCTCGTCCATCCGGCTGGCGGGACAGTGGCCAGGTGAACGCGGCGGACAACGCGGCCACTTCGGCCGCCGTCGAGAATCTGACCTCGACGGTGAATCAGCAAGGCAGCAGCCTGAGCAGTGTGGCCGGGAGGACCACCAGCCTGGAGAACAGCCTTACCACTACCAACCAGAACGTGACCGCGGCCCAGCAGGCCGCCCAGGCGGCCGCTACAGCGGCGGGCGCCAAAGGTGAGGTTATCTATGGGGCTACCGCGCCGGCGGCTGACAAGCTGCTTGCGCAGAACCTATGGATCGATACCACCGGCAATGCCAACACGCCGAAACGCTGGAACGGCAGCACCTGGGTAGCGGTGAGCGACAAGGTGGCCACGGACGCGGCCGCCGCCGCCGCCAGTGCGCTGAGTCAGGTGGCCACCAAGGCCGAAGCGTCGGCCGTGAACTCACTGACCAACCGGGTGAACAGCGCCGAAGGTACGCTCAGCAGCAACAGCAGCGATATCACCCAGCTGAAAAACAGCATTGGCACCGCCCAGCCATTCGTGGCGGGCAAGTCCTGGGAGTTCATCGGCTCTACCCAAGGATGGGTAGGCACCATCGCCGGTTCGACCTTCACCGCTGGTCCGCTGTTCGCCACGGCGGGCAAATGCCCGAACCTGCAGTGCAACTTCACCCCGGCAATCGCCGGCGCCGAGAACCCTTACCTGCGTATCCGGCTGCGTCGACGCAACACCAGCCGCACGGGCGCCCAGATGTATTGGGCGAACGAGGACGGTGGCCTGGCCGAGGCGCGCCGCATGGCGTGGACCATCAGTCTGACCACTGACGATTGGCAAGACATTGAGTTTGACCTGTCTGGCCATGCGGGTTGGAACGGAAAAAGCATCATCGCCATCCGCCTGGACATGATGAACTCGGCAGACACGTCGGGCGAAATCGATATCGCGTACATCGCGGTTGGTCGCCGCTCGGCGGCCGCCTCGGCGCAGGCGGTGGCCAGCCTGGAGAGCAACGTTACCCAGCAGGGCGGCAAGCTCACCGCCGAGGGGCTGCGGATCGACGGGTTGTATGCGTCGGTCGGTGATGCGAACGCAGCGATTCAGAATGAAGCCAAAGCGCGGGCCGATGCGGATGGTGCACTTAGCCAGCAGATCCAGACCACTCAATCATCCTTGGGCAGTACCAACGCTTCGGTACAGCAGATCAGTACGGCGCAGACCGGATTGAATAACCGGGTCAACGCTCAGTACTCGATCAAAGTGGCGGTTACGCAAAGCGGGGTGTATGCCCTTGGCGGGATTGGGGTTGGCATCCAGAACCAGAATGGTGTGCTGCAGTCGGTAGTGGCCGTTCTGGCGGACCAGTTCGCCGTCATCAACGCTGCCGGCAACGGTTACGTCAGCCCGTTCGCGATTCAAGGCGGCCAGGTGTTCATGAATGATGCCTTCATCCGTGATGGCAGCATCATTAACGCCAAGATCCAAGACGCCGCTATCAGTAACGCCAAGATCGCAAACGGTGTCATCACTGCGGCCAAGATCGGGGTGGCCGAAATCGACACGCTGCGCATCCGTGGCAATGCCGTCACTGTGCCTGTATCGGCCAATAACCCCGGGAATATTCTTGGCGCTGGTGTAGGTCAGTGGCTAAACGTGATCGCCGTCGGCGTGCAAATGGACGAGGCCGGTTTCATCACTGCCCAGTACAGCTGCTATCAAGGGTTTGGCAGCGGTATCCGCAAGTACATGTTCCAGATGGATATCAACGGCCTGGTTATCGCCCAAGGTGGCGGTGACTGGGCGGATGGTTTCCCCAACCTGATGGGATCAATCGGTGTGGGGCCGGGTTACTTCGTCATCACTGTGAAGTGGTGGGGGGAGAACTCTGGGATAGGCGTTCAGAACCACACCCTTTACGCAATGGGAACCAAGCGATGAGCAGCATTGAACACTATGCAGCCTATGAGGCTGACGGCCGGATCGTGTTTGCCGTCAGCTGCCCGCCCGAACACGGGAAGAAAATCATCAGGCTCAACACCGACCGGCCCTTCATCCAGGTGGCCACCCCGGCACGTCCGGCCGAGCACTTTGTGATGGGGCAGATGCTCAAGGAGCGCCCCCAGATGGGGGCAGTACTCCAAGGGTACTGGTTGAAGGGCGTCCACGAAGGTGCCGCCGTGAAGATCGAGAACGAAACCTACACCGCTGACGGGAGTGACATCGAGCTGAGTTTCTCGGCGCCGGGTACCTACACCGTCACGGTCAGCCTTTGGCCCTACCGCGACCAGGAGTTCACCGTTGAAAATTCAGCATAAGTGCGACCACACCAAGCGCCGGGCGGCCGAGTATCCGCCGGTGGAGGAACAACTGGACATGCTGTGGCATGCCATGAATCAAGGGCATATGCCCAAGGCAGAGCCTTTTTTCTCGACCCTGCAGCAGATCAAGCAGCAATACCCCAAGGCTTGAACCCAAGCCACTACCCAATGTCCGCCATCGAGCGGGTTTCTTTTTGTCTGGAGAAAACCCATGCCATTTGTTGCCATCAATCTGAGCAATGACTACGACGTTGCCAATAAGACCCGCTATGCCACTCAGGAGGAAGCTGACGCCCGCGCCCGAGAGATCCTGAACCAGTTCCCGACTGCCCAGGTCAGCGTGGCTCAGGTGCTGAAGGACTACAGCGCCAAGGTATCGATCACTGCGAGGGAGCCAGCAGCAGCGCCGGAGTCGGAAGCCCCGGCCGCTTAACCGACCTAGTCCAGCGCCAGACCGCCCCGCGCGGTTTTTTTCGCCTGTCGAGCTCCTTTCTAAAGAGCCTCATACGTAAGTGGCGGTGTCTCTCATTTCCTGCCGATTTGAAACTTCAGTTTCTCGGTTGGCCACCAGTTGAAAGACGGAGGTGGCTCATAACAGCCGGGCTGGTTAGCAGGCGAGGCATCACACCGAACGGTGTATCCCTTTGAGCCTACCTCCTTGATATCGCCGCTCGAGCCATAGTGAGAGCAGGCCGCCAGCGCGGAAAACATGAGTAATGCCGAAATACGCTTCATAAGAAATCCCTTCTATAGACCGCAGCATCGTATCGCTTAGCGGTGGCGGAGGGTATAGCCCCGCTCATCACAGCCTGCTTTATGCAGATGTTTTCGCCTGGAGAAACTATGGCCAGACTCACCGAATCCCAGGCCGGAGGTGCGAATGTGCTCCGGTTCCTTGACCTGATCGCCTTTTCAGAGGGCACCTCGACCGTCAAAGGCGGCGATGATGGCTACAGCGTGCTGTACGATGGCGGCCAGTTCCAAGGCTATGCCGATCACCAGCACCGCTGTCGGCCGGTACCGGTTGCTCGAGAGTTACGCTTGCGGCTATGCGATCCTGAACCAGTTTTCGCCGCTCAGGTATTCACCACGCAGGCGCTGAAGGATTGCAGCGCCAGGGTCTCGATTACGTCTAAAGATCCGACTGAGCCGGTGCCTGAGGCATCTGCGGGCTGAAGCTTGGTATTACCATATTGCCGTGCTTGTATTGCTGATAACTGGTGTAGGGCAGCACAACGGTATCAGCAATGCCAGACGCTGCCATGTCGATCAGGATTGCGTATGGATCTGAATGTACTCCCGTTCTTTCCGGCCCAGTTAAGTTGCAAAACTGATACGCAACGCCGCTATACATCCGAGGGATCTCTGGGCAGTAGGAATCCCATTTCGCTAGGTCGTCCACGGCCTTTTCTTCATTAGACACAGTGCGCATCGTCCCGCACCCGCTCAGTGCTACCGCCAGCGCACATCCTATCCACAACCTCATATCAGCCTCCTGTCTTGCTGACCTCGAAGCCCATCAGTGTGAAGGCTAGAGCAGCCATCAACGTCCGTCACGAATGGAATCCACCAGTTTGTTGAGAATGCCTTCTTGGTGCTGGCGGTTGTAACAGCCTGGTTGATTCGGCGGGGTGTCATCGCACGCGATCTTGTGAGGACTGGTAGGGCTCCCATAAGAGCTGTTGGAGAAGCGGGAGCATCCGGTAAGGAAGCAAGTCACTATTCCAACTGCAAAAAATCCGTTTTTCATAGCCAGCCTCGTGCATCGGTTAATACAGATTGGACGACTAAGTATCACAGAAGACACATCCATGCCCGCCTCATGCGGGCTTCTTTTTGCCTGGAGACAACATGGCCAGACTCACCGAATCCCAGGCCGGAGGTGCGAACGTCCTCCGGTTTTTGGACCTGATCGCCTTCGCCGAGGGCACCCAAGCCGTGAAAGGTAGCGACGACGGTTACAACGTTCTGTTCGGCAAAGGCCTGTTTCAGGGGTATGTCGATCACCCTCGCCAGAAGATCGCCCGGCTCTCCAATGGCAAGCCGATCACCAGTAGCGCGGCAGGCCGCTACCAGTTTCTTGCCGGAACGTGGGACGAACTGGTGAAGCGCTACGGATTCAAGGGGCGCTTCACGCCAGAGGCGCAGGACTTGGCAGCCATCAAGCGATTGGGCGAGCGTGGTGCCCTGCAGTTGATCAAGGATGGAAAGATCCGCGAGGCAATAGCCAAGTGCGCCAACGAATGGGCCAGTTTCCCGGGCAACAATTATGACCAGAATCCCAAAGCCTTGGGCGCGCTGCTGGCTCAGTGGCAGAAGCTCGGAGGGGCGCTCGCATGAACTGGCTCGGCGTGGTACCGGCCTGGTGCTGGTGGCTGATTGCCCTGGTGCTGGTCGCGGGTGGCCAGCAGTATCGAGTGGCGGTGGCTCAGGGCGATACCGAGACGGCACGCAGCGATCTGGCCGACTACCGGCTCGAGGTATCTGAGCGCGACCGCCGCGCCGCCGCCCAAGTCAGAACCGAAGAACAGCGCCGCCAAGCCGCGGCGGACAAGGAGGGCGAGAGTGCACGACAGAAACTGGAACTGGCCGAAAGCCGCGCCGCTGATGCTGAGTCTGCTGCTGGCGGGCTGCGCGGGGAAATCGAACGACTGCGCGCCGGCCGAGCAGCAACCTGCGGTGCCATCGCTACCCAGCAGCGCCAGGCAGGAACATCTGCCGTCGTGGTGCTCGGGGGATTGCTTGAAGAGTCTGACCGAATGGCGGGCAGCTGCGCAGCAGCGCTTGAGAGAAGCCGAATAGCCGGCCTAGCGTGCGAGGCTTTGGCCGACCGGATGAAGACACCGTAGTGTCTGGATATGTTCGCTAGAGCGAAATACGGGTTAAAAGGCGGCGATCCCTTCACCCAAAAAAACGAAGCCCTGGATGCTGGTGTCCAGGGCTTCTAGCTATCTTGGTCCCTATGAATGGCAAGCTAGCGTAGCCAGATCGTACCAGCGTGAGACCCCAGAGTCACTAGTGCTCCTGTTCTAACCACACGCAACGCGTCCTATACTCTGTCCTTCAACTGCCCAGGGCATCGCAATGGACAAGCGCACCTTCATCGGAATGGTAGAGGCGGGAGAGCCGCTGATTCAGCAAGCCATCGACGCCATGCGGGAGTATCACCAAGCCCAGGATCGCGGTGCGCCGCCGCAAGAGATCGAGCGGTTGCGCCTATTGGCCGAGTCGCTGTTCCAAGCGGTGTCCGATTACCAGCTCCGCGTCATCGCAAAGGCTCGGGGAAAGGATTTGCCGCCTCTTCACTGATCCGCTGATCGGCAATTGCCCGCGACCGATCCCGCCTATACGATACTGGTTATCTATACAGTATTGGTGCTCTATGTACTTCCTCCTCGTTCGCCGCCGCGTGAATGGCGTGGCCATCCCTACGAATCAGCTCGGCAAGATCACACCCATCCGGGCCGACATCCACATCGGCGACCACCACAGTGAGCCGCTGGGCCGGGTATCGACCCAGGCCTGGGTGTTCAACCCTTCGCCTGGGCCGGACATCATTCCGCGTCTTCACGACGCCAAGGTCAACGGCATGGCCCAGCTCGGCATCAACATCAACGGGGTGGAGGAGGTCGGCGGCGTGCTCTACGCGCAGTCCTGGTGGTGCAGGGCAGAATGATGGCCGGGATCCCGAAAGCATGGCTGGATGAGCTAAACGACCAGTTCTCTTTGATAACCGATCCAGACGGCCGCGCCGCTGTGCTCGATGAGATGGCCTATGCAGCTCACCGCCGGCGTGAAGTGAGTTCGGAGAACCTGGTCGATATGCTCGAGCTTTCCGAGGCCGCTCGTTACTGGGCGCTGATGGAGTTCGAAGAGGCCTATCACCTCGGCCTGTTCAAGTACGAATCGTGGGAGGGGATGGGGAGTGATGAGCCAGGCCGGATCATCGTTGGCAGAACGCCAGGGTGGGGGTGCTGACTGTCTAAAACTGTTCGAAAGCTGCTCGGTTTTACTGGGTGAAAGTCGCTGAAACTAGCCGAACTGTATTAGACAGGGGCGGTGCACAGGCCGCTTGTGGCGCGGCCTGAGGCCCGAATCTCACGCTACTGCTACATTACTGGAAGCTTTATTCCATCTCGAGCAACGAGAGAAATACGGACGAGCTCACTTTTTGTAATTTACGTAAATTTTAGAGCCTGTCATGAGCTTGCCGATCTCGTAGTCCGGGGACCACGTAGCAATGTTGTGCGCGGCCATTGCAATACCAGCGCCGGCTGCAATAACGGTTCCCCAGCCTGTCCAGGCAGCTGCTCCCATCGCCGCCACCCGACCGATGGTATAGATGCGACACGTCATCCCTTGAGATTCGATCATTTTTTCGAGCTTCTCGACGGCCATTGTGAATTTTGTCGAGTTCGGGCACTCAAGCACGAAGCTTTCACGAGCACGGATTTTCATCCCAATGTGTTCGTCAGTTACAGAATCCAAGTCGTAAACATTCACATCCATTGCATCAGCTCCAGAGAAATTGGTCTCAACCGGATGGTGTCGGCAGAGTGCCATCATTCTTTAGCGGCTGCCTCTAAATCCGCTTCCAAAACGGAAACGGCGACACTTGCAGTCTGGGGCCGCAGTTTGGGGCCTGTAGCCGCTCCATTTCGTCTTTTCTTTGGAATCGATTTCGCCTCTGGCGCGGCATGGAGCGGGCGCTTGTACTACGGTCTTGAAAACCGCTGACAGGGACTCAAAATCAGTTCCGCAACTCAAGGCGCATCCCTTGAATTTAAAGGGCTGCAGCCTCGCTAGAAGAGCGCCGATGCGGAATCAAAATTCTCGTAACCTATTGAAATTGCAGGAAATGCAGCTCGGATTGCAAATCCGTCTACGCCGGTTCGATTCCGACCTCGGCCTCCACCATTCGAAAGCCCCGCAGATTAACGTCTGCGGGGTTTTTCTTTGTACGCCAGAAAATGCCGAAGTCCCAAAACAAATTGCAACCAGTCCCAAAACTTCCTCATTTTGAAGGCTTGGCAATGGCCCCGACGCGCCGGTAAACGCGCTCGGTGATTCCCTCTTTCGAGTGCCCCAGCAGCACGCTCGCATCGCTCAGGTCGTTGATTTCCGAGGCAGCCTTCGGTCGGATATCGCGGAACTGAAACTGGGCGATTCGGTTGGCGAGGTCTGGCTTTTTCTCGACTTCAGCTTTTACCCTTGCGCTCTCGCGGGCGTCTGCCCACCGGTTGCGTAACATTGGCCAACTCATGCGTTTGCCGTGCTCGTTGAGGATGAAGAACGGCGACAGGTGCTCGCTGGTCCTGCGCATGATTCGCTCGAGCAGCTGGCCCAGACTGTTCTTCACCCCGTCCACTTCCAAGACGATCCTCAATCTCTTGCCGGTCTTGCCTTGGCTGACCATCAGGTAGATCCCCTCCACATCGTCCTTTCGCATGGACAGCACATCTGACGGTCGCTGGCCAGTCAGGTACGCCAGGTCCATCGCATCCTTGAGCTCCGGTGGAGCTTCCTCATATACCGCCTGCCACACCGTCTCGTTGGCATAGAAGTCGCGCGGCTTTTCCTTGTTCTTCCTCACGCCCAGGCACGGGTTGTCCCTGGTAGTGAGGCCCCATTCCCTTGCTGTGTTGAACACATGGGAGAGCAGGGCGATCTCCCTGTTTGCCCTGGTCTTGGCCGACCGCGAATCGCGGTACTGCGCGATCATCGCCGGCGTGATGGCATCGATTGGCGCCGAGTCGAACACGGTTCGCAGCTGCTTGAGCTCGTAGATGTTGTCCTTTTGGGTTCTGGCGGCCTTGCCCGGGATGATCTTTAGCAAGTACTCGTCGAAGATTCCCTTCATTGTGGTCAGCTCTTTCGGTACCGACTTGGCCTCCAGTTCCGCCCACTTCAGTTTGGCCTTCACCAAGTCATTGCCGAGGAAAATGTCCTTGCCTGACTTGTCTCTGTAGTACAGCGCCTCCCACACCTTGCCGTTGGCTTTTTGTCTCTTGCGGCGATACATACCTGGTGGCAGGTCGCGATTCTCGGTCTTCCGTGGGCGCATTTCACTTCACTCGGGAAAAATCAGGGGTCCACGCTGGCGCCGGTGGCGGGGCTGCAGTAACTGGAACGGTGTCGATCACTACGCCGCTGAGCTTCTGGCGGGCGTATTGGCGGCCTACTAGTGGCCTGCCGCCGCGGCTCTCGACAAAACCGTCCTCCTGCTGGTGAAGCTCGAAGCTGCTATCAGCGCTCCGCATGCTGGGCTTGATCTCGCGCCGCGTGACAGTCTTCTGGCCGTTTAGGATGGCGCGGACCATATGCCCGCTGAACAGGATCGGGCGTTCCTTTGCTTGAGACATAGCTTCGCCTTGGCCGCCATATCGCGGCAGTGAATAGAGGGGAGAGGGGTTATAGCTTCTAGATATTCAATGTATGTTGGCGCGAATAATTGAAGGCAAGGCAGGGCGCTGATGAAGGAGTTGTTTTTGTTTCCTAGCACCGAGGAGCTTATGTCCGAATCGGATAGAGGCTCCGTTATAGTTGGTGCAGCAATTTTAGAAAAGGCGCTTACTCGTATTATTGAGTTTGAATTCAAGAAAAACGGACTCTCTAATAGATATATTGTAAAAGCATTTGACGGGAACGGCCCATTAGGAACTCTGTCTTCTCGTATCCAAATCGCTAGAGGATTTGGTCTGATTTCTGATGATGCTTTTAGAGATCTGATGATGGTCAGAAAACTTAGGAACGAGTTTGCACACTCGGATAGTCACTGTTCGTTTGGTGACGAACTTGTCAGGAAGCAAATTGATTCTCTGAGCTTTTCGAAGGGGGCTCGCTCTCAGATGATGAACATGCCAGTCTATTCGGCTCTGCTTGCGATGGGGGTGAAAGAGTTGGCCAGGTTCTATAAATATTTGTTCTGTCTGACTGTGAAGGATATCGAAGTGAGCATTGCATCGACCTGGGGCGACCGAAACAGAACCGAACTTACCCGTTGAGATCAGCATTTTTCCACAGAACTGCTGATGGTTATAGTTCCCTGAGGAGGCGTGCCACAGAGCAATTCCTAGCGTCAGGCGGCAGCGGCTTTGTGATTTGAACGTATCCAAGGATCGTTAGCGCGGGCGATGGCGGCCATCGGGGGCGGGCTGACGCTGTTGCCGCACATGTGCACCTGCTCGGTCTTGGTGAACGGCTTGCCGTCGGCTCCCTTGTCGATGATGTAGCTGGCTGGGAAGCCTTGGGCCCGGTAGAGCTCGTGCGGCTGCAGCATGCGCAGGCAGATGTCGACGATGACGTACGGGGTGCCCTTCACGAAGACGGTGACCAGGCCTAGGCGGTCCTTGGTGGTAACCGTCGGCGCTGGGGCGTCGCAGGCGCTGATGTTCTCTGTGCCGTAGTAGCTGATCAGGAATGCCGCGACGCGCAGGGCGCCTTCCTCGTGCTCTGGCGACAGCTTGTACTCGACCAGGGCGTGATGCTCTGCGCCTGCGGTCATTGTCGGCACCAGGTCATCTACGGGACGGCCTACGCAGTTGCGCCGGAGCGTGGCTAGGCTGGCGGTCACGAGGCGCTGCTGGCTGCCGGTGTTGGTGACTGTGGTCAGTGGCTCGTCCGCGCCCTTGGCTGGCGTGGTGTTGAATCCGCCGTTGGCCTGCTCGATGAAGGCTGTGCACACGCCCATGGCATGGGCCGCACCCGCGGGCCTCTTGTAGTTGCCGCCGCTCGTGATGGTCGGCACCGGATCGGTGATGGCTGCACCTTCACTGTTGAACCTGAATTTGACCAGATGCGCCGATGCTAGCGCCCGGTGGCTTTGGGTCATCAGCGTTCCCATGGGCTGGTCAGCTGCTACTGGCTTACCGGCATACATCGGACCGCCGGCCCCGACCATCACCGGGCTAGCCACCATCAGCTCGCCACGGTTGGCCGCAGTTACCGTTGGTAGTGGATCGGCCGGGTTGTTCACTCGGTCGGCGCCCTGGTGTGTTGCTGGAAGAATCACCGGGCTTGCCATGGCGAACGATCCGCCGCGCGGCCAAGAGGTGACGGTGCGGAGCGGTTCGTGGGCTGACTGAGCCAATTCGCCCGACCAGTTCGCGATCGGCACGATGAAGGGCTGCGGGTTGTCCAGTACGAACTTCTTCATGCCCTTGGCCACACGGCGCAGCGTTGCTGCTGCCAGCTCCTTCTTGCGGCCAAATATGCTCTTGCTCGGCACGCTCCAGTCGATGCAGTCGGCGGCGGTGCGCCACTTCTGCTGGCCTTTGGCTGGGTGTTTGGCGTGGGTCGGCTCTGGCCACACGATGGGCTGGCCGTCGCAGCGAGCGATCATGAACAGGCGCTCGCGGCTGGTGGGTGCGCCGAAGTCGCAGGCCTTGATGACGCGCCACTCAACCTGGTAGCCCATACCTTCGAGCAGGTGCACGAACCGGCGCCAGGTGATGCCGCGACGTTTCGGGTCGGGGACTAGGAACTGCTGCTGCACCGGCACGCGTTCGCCGATGGCAGCCACGGTGCCGTCCAGCTTCATCACCCGCCCGGTAGCCTTGTCGCGCTTGGCGATCAGCGGACCCCACTGCAGGATCTGCTTCACGTTCTCCAGGCTGATCACCCGAGGCTTCTTCTTGCCGGCCCACTTGAGGCCGATCCACGAGAGGTTGCGGATCTCGCGCTTGCGCGGTTGGCCGCCGGCAGCCTGGCTGTGGTGGGTGCAGTCAGGGCTCATGTGGAACCAGCCAACCGGCCGCCCCTGGCATTCCTCATCCGGGTCACCCTCGAAAACGTCGGTGGTGAAGTGGCGCGCTGCAGGGTGGTTGGCGGTGTGCATGCTGATGGCCGCCGGGCTGTGGTTCTTTGCCACCGTCACCGGCCGGCCCAGGCCCATCTCCAGCCCGGTACCGGCGCCGCCGCCACCGCAGAAGAAGTCCACCACGATCTCATCGTCTTGCGGATCGAAGCCAAGGCCGTACTGGGTTTTGAAGTCGAGCGGGTTCTTTTTCTGGAATGCAGACATGGGCGGTCCTCGCCGTGCATGCGTGATAACTCACGAATTAAGGATGGTGCTAATTCGGCTCGGGTTGGTTTTTAACCGAAGGAGCCTTCGAGATACAGAGAGATTAATGTACAGTTCTGATTTTAGTTGATGTCTAAAAACTCCTGCGATATTTTGTTATTAAGCAGTCATGGAGAGTTTAAGCATGTTTAGACGTCGGTTGTTGCTATGTTCATTTGCTGTGTTTGTAGGTGTCGTTCTTGCCATCATGGCCTGTTTCTTGAGTCGTTATTGGGCGGCTGCAGGATTTTTCGTAGCTGGTTTTTCACTGGCAGTTACGATCCTGCTACATGAGAACTGGTTAAGTCCTAGCTTCTGGCTCGCCCCTCTGCTCACAGCTGCGCTAACGTGCTTTTCAGTGGTTGATGCTATGTCGTCTAGCCATCTATTCAATCTGAAAGAGGCTGCTGCGCAAGCGGACTTCTTGCATGAACTGATTTGGCTACAGGCCAGCTCTCAATCTTTGACTCAGAAACAGCGTGCGTTGGTGGGGTCTGCATTTAGGGCATGTGCGATGCAGGGTGCTGAAGATCAGCTAGATCTTGTGGGTAATGCGGGAAAAGCGATTTACTTTGGGCCGGTATTAACATTAGCCGATGGTGTTGCCTCTGCTCTGCCTAAAGAGCCTAAGCTACGCTGCCTCGACTACTACCAAGAGCTGAAAAAGACTAGGGCAGAACTTTTCCCAATTACGGCTGCGCGACATCCCTGGCTAAATGATCAATCTCAATAACGGAATACGACTCATGTGCATGGTGTATCCGGTGCGCTTCTCCAGGGCGACGTACTTAGCAAGCAGTGCTGGGTTATTCGCAGAGCCATTCACCAGGTCGTTCTTGCTGGCCATGATGCAAAACACGCAGCTGAGGCGTTCGTTGCCGAGCGCGTAGGCGTAGTGCGGTATCTGCCCTGCTGCTTCTATGATGCCGAACACCTCGACCGTCGAAAGCTCGTGCACCGGCAGCCACTCGAACCAAGTGTTCACGCTATTGCTGATGCCCATGCGACTAAATGGCTGGCGCTTGGCTCTTCCGGGGGACTCCTGTGCACGCATGTCCAAGCAGTTTACGATCACCTTGAAGCCATTTGCCTTCGCGTAACGTCGTACCTCGCGCTGGATCGGGCCCCGCTTGAGATCGCTGGTGCACTGGCGATGGCTCGCCGATGGCCAGCTCGGCACCTCAGGGCGACTCTCGAAGCGCCGCTCGACCATCTCGAACAAGGTCTTGCTGGCCTTGGCCACGATGAAGGCCAGGCCGGCGGCGGCGGCCTGATCGCGGGCCAGCTCCAGCGCGCCATGCCACTCCAGCTCACCTAGGGAGGCGTGCACGACGACGATCTGTGCCGGCGGGATGACCTCAAGAAGCTTGATCAGCTGGACTTGGGAGTCCTTCCCGCCTGAATGATTGGCGACAAACAGCGCGCCGGAGGCCGCCAAAGCCTCAACGTCTTTAGGTATTTGCATTGATTCTCCGCGCGCCGCCCTCGCCGGGGAGGCGTTATCGTTGAATAGGGGTGATATGCTTCGCCGCTTACCAGAAGGAGAGTGGTGATGCGTTTGCGTGAGAGGCTTCGAACGTTCCAGCTATGGTTCAATCCGAAGCGCAGACGGTGGTCAGGCGTGATGCTGATCGCGCTTGGGGTGGTCGGGATGTTTCTCAACCCGGAAAGCCGGTGGACCTTGGTGTTAGGAACAGGGATCTATTGGTTCTTCACGGCTTTACCACCAGTACTTGGCGGCAAGCGCTAAGGCACCGATAGCTGAAGTACGAGAACTTTGAACTTCTGAGAAGCCTGATGGCTCTGAGCCAGTCCCGCTAAGCACAGGGCAAGGCGGCCTCTCAGAGATTCAGTCATGTTTTCGGAAGACTTCTACGGCGTGTTCCTGGTTGCCGAATCAGTATTGGCATTCACCGTGCTGGCAGTCGCATACCATTGGAACCGAGGCGCTTAAGCCCTTAGGGTAATCCAAGATGAGGGCTCCCCTCTTTCGGGTGGTGGCATTTTGATGTCGTATCGTGTTTGATGCTGCACAGGCCTTCTATGGAGAGAACCGGAGTGCTGACTATTGGCGTGGTTGAAAGGATTAAGCAGGATCGTATCGCAATCTGGGTGGAGGAGCAGAGCGCCTACACCGTCATTGCGTTGCAGTCGACTGCCCAGATCGAGCAGGGCGATGTCATGTGCTGGCGTGACCCCTCCTCTACGGGATCATGTAATTACTGGAACGCGACCAAAGGCTGGAATGCTGAGGTGAGCGTGCAGGCTCAGGATGTCGCGATTGATCTGCTAGGACAGCATCTCAACTGGTGACATTGGCGTGTGCTGGAGTGTTCCAATCCTGCCACCTACGGAGAAGCGTTGTCGTTGAATATGGGCAGGCGCTGGCGGGCGGCGCCGTCTGGGTGAATGTGGCAGGCAGGTGATATGCTTCGCCGCTCACCAAACAAGGATGGTGGTAATGGGGTTGCGAGATCGAGGAAGATCGCCAAGATCAGGAGCTGCCGCGATGAAGACCCGAACGGCATCATTCATAGGGCTCGCGATTTGGATAGCGTTTCTTTGGTTGGGAAAGCCATCTGCGTCGTTGATCAGCTATTCCGTGCCGTTTGGAATTGCTCTGATCGCCACAGGCCCCCTCGAACTGATCCCAGATCGTTGGCACAGGCTTAATTTCCTCGTCAATGCCCTGTCGACTGGATTCTTCTTCGTCAGCATCATGTTTGCGATAGTGGCAATCTCTTTCGACCTGTCATTGAGCACAAGCGAGCGTTCGATTTTCTGCCTTGCTGGATGGGCAACGCTGTTGATTGTTTACCATTTCGCAATCCCTCGGCTGAAGCGGTCGCCTTTTCACCGACTCAGCGAGGATAGGGGGATGTACAGCCCTCCAACGGATGACGATAAACGGAACTGAGATCAGATAGGCCAATGCCGGAGCAGATTAGTCGCTGGCGGGCAGCGCCGGATGGTCAGGCTCGGCGCACCTTGAAGCCGAACATGCATTCGATATCGTGGTACTCGCACCGCTCGTAGGCTTTGTACTTGGCCTGCGATGGCGTGCAGGCGAACACATCGACGATGGTGCGATTGGTGATGTCCCACCAATCCCAGCCACTGACCAGAACCTGGTAGCGCTTCAGCGGAAGCTTCTAGGCCATCTCGCCGTACTGCATCTCCCAGGTGGGGTGGTAGTTACGGATGCGCTTCTTCGGGTCGCTGTCGAGGATTACGCCGATGTACTGACCGCGGTCGGCCATGATCACGCCAGGCTCGCCGTTGGCGATGACGCGCCGGCCTATCTCAGCTGGTACGCCGTAATGGCGTCGGACGTAGTCGCAGTTGTAGTTGCTCATGGCTTTCTCCATGCATACGCCGCCCTCCGTGGCCGGATGCGGCATGGTGTCAAAATGGGGCGATAGGGTAGGATTGCAGGGTCTTTTCAAGGATGAATCGCAGTGAAGAAGCTCAAAGACCTAGAGGCCGCAGCAACCCGCTACCTGAGCAGATATTCCCGCAAGCAGTTTTTCTCAGTGTTCGTTGTTATCACTGCGGCCAACTACTGGCTTGCCTACAACGTCGACGGGTACAAGTCGATATGGCTGGCAATGATCGGAGGTTGGTTTTTCGGCATGACCTTTGCGCCGTTCCACTCCCAAAACAACTCGCCAAACTGACCCTTTGCCATGGTGGCAATTTGGTTTGGGATGGGGTATTACGGGTGACCGGCATGGGATCGGGATAAGGATCAGTAATGAAGAAATGGCGCGTGTATCTTCATGGGAAAAAGCTCGGGACGGTTTTTGCTGACACTGAATCAGAGGCAAAGATCGCAGCAGAAGATGAATTCGGATTGACCGACGATGAAGGGGATTCGCTCGATGTCGATGAGGATAATTGATATCAGCGAGTGACTGCGATTGGACTGATAACTTCGTCGCCAGGATCCTGCTGAATCATCAGCATGCTCTTCCGGTCGAAGGCCAGGGCCAGGCGCGGCGAGATGCTGATCTCGTGCCGCGGCGGGGTTAGAAACTTCGCCGCGTGCACCCTGCCCAGTGCGTGGATGCCGTGGATCAGCGCCTCAATCATTTGGCTGTATGTGGCGTCAGCCCAGCCGCAGATCGCCCGCAGGTGCTGGCCAGTCCGCTTCCTTGCTGATAGCCGCAGCGGCTCAGTACGCGCCACAAAACGGTGAGCTTCGATTTCGTGGCGCGCAATCCTGAACAAGGCGTGATGCCCGAGCGCCTCGACGTGATGAATCATCAGCGTCATCGCCTCGCCTTGTTCCTCGATCCCGGCCCATTCCATCAGTTCCAGCAGGGCCTGTTTAGTCCCTGGTCGAGCCTTCAAGCGCAGGTCTTCTTCCTGCAGGCGCTCGGCCTTGGCCCTGCGCTTCTCGTCACGCTGCTGCTGCGTCAGAGCCATCATCGCCTCCATTGCGCACGAAGGTGGCGCCCGGCCCGATGTCGAGCAGGTCGCAGACCCGATTGATGATCTTGAGCGCGGCGTCGAACACCTTGGCGTCGTCAGCCTCACGAGCCAGGCGCTTCATGTTCGGCTGGTGCTCCAGGCAGACTTTGTCGACCAGGCGCCGTGCCAGCCTGCGCAGGTGATCGGCGCTGTCGTGCATGCGCAGGCTCAGCGCGAAGGCCAGGGCCACATCATCAGGCCGGTACTGGCCGCCGCTGCGGGTGATGTACAGCTTCTTGATCGGCCGATTCATCCAGGCCGGCAGGGTTACCACTCCAGAGGGTGCTTGCTGCATGTCTGTGCTCCGTGAGGCCGCTGGGCGGCAGGTGGAACTGTTCTTGCCGCCGGCGCTGGCGGACCAGGCTGTTGAGTCTTTTCATTTCCTGATGCGTACCCGCGGGAAGTCGATACTGTTGCGCTCAATGATCTTCACCAGCGTTCCGTAATTCAGGTCGAGCTGCTCGGCCACCTGGGCGCGGTGCAGGCCGGTATCGCGCAGGGCGCATATTTTCTGGACCACTTTCAGCTCCTCGATCCGCTTCAGGTTCCGCTGGATCTGGCGCTGGGCATCCCGCTTGCTGTTGGCTGACTTCTTCCGCTCGGCTCGTCGGAAAACAAAGTTGCCTTCGCGGGCGGCCCGGAATAGGGCCTGTTTGGAAATGCCGGTGGCCTCGTGAACCTGCTGGCAGGTCATGATCTTCGCCATCTCGGCCACCGTTGCAACTCGGGCCTTCACCTTCTCCTTTCGCGGGGCTGGGTTAGGTTTCTTGGGCCTCGCCTTAGCGGCTGGCTTTGGCTGCGTATCGGGATGCTTGCGCGGCGGCAGCGGTCGATGGGTGAAGCCTTCAAGGACAACGAGCTGGCCACCAGAGGCAAAGAAGGCCGCTTTGGCGGCCTCCAGGTCGATTGATGGGTTCATGCTGCCTGGCTCCTCAGCTGCTTTTCGTAGCCGTCCACGAGCAGCTTGAATTCCCACAGGTCCTGCTCAAGCTGTTCGATATAGTCGTCATCGCGCTTGAACTCACGCCACCAGAGCTGGCGGCCTACGGGCTTGAGGAGGGGGCAGTACATCCCGATGTGCCACCATTTCCGGCCAGTGATCCACATGCAGCCTTGCACCTGGTCGATGACGTCGCTGGCATCGTTGTCGATGTGGAGCGCGCGGAGCTTGTCCGGGGCCAGGAAGCACTTGTATTCGCTTCCGCCGTCTTCGCCGATGAAGCCGTCCGCGCTGGCGCCGAACGAGCCGTCGTCTGTTTTAACCAGGCCGACCTGCGTGACGATAAGGCCAGTCTGGATTTCATGCTCCATGCGCGCCTCCGGCTCCAGTTCATGGCCGCGGCGCATCTGCCAGGTCTCGAACCCTCCATCGAGCGGGGCGCCGCCTATGCGTTCGACGGCCAGCTCGAAGGCGTAGGTGAGGGCGGCATTCGATGGCTCGCCGACCGTTTCGCCATCTAGGGCGCGCTGCACGACCTCGGCCTTTGGACCGGCCTTGTAGCCTGCCAGCTCCATAGCCTTGGATTCGCCAAGGCCCGCAAGCATGGCGTCAACGTATTTCTTCTGCTGGGCGTTCAGTCCGTTCACCCGTGAGCGTGCGGTGCTAAACATACTGGCGGTGATCACTCCAGCGCGGGCCTGCAGCCACTCTGGCGAGCCCTGAGTACAATTGACGATGATCATTGGCTTGCTCCCACTTGTGGTGCTGCGCTGAGCTGAGAGCCGCGAGCGCTAACCGCTACCTTCAATGCCTCGTAGAGCTCGTCGGCCGTTTTCTTGTCGGTGGCCTTTAGGTCCTGGGCGAACTTGACGCCCGCCTGCCATACCGCTGTGAGCGAGTCTTTGGAGTCAGCGGCGTAGGCCTTCGGGATCCACTCATTCATAAGCTCCCCAAGGCTTTGGGGTTGCTCACCGCCGCCGTTCCCGTCGTTGTCTTCGTTCGTCAGCACGACGTTGAAGATCATCATCGTCAGGTAGCGCCGGGCATAGCTGTAGGTAGAGCCATTGGCGTGCACGCCGGTCTTGTTGACGCTGCCCTTGATGCCGGTCGAGTCGATTGGCAGGTCGACGTAGTAGCGCTTGGTGTGCCCGGCCTCGTGCATGCAGTCGCAGACGGTGCGGATGTGCCCGGCCAGCGGACTGTCATCGGTACCGAACGAGAGGGAAAAACCGTGCAGCGTGTAGGTTGGGGCGATCTTCTTGTCGATCGACTCAAGGGCAGCATAAGAGCTGTTGGTCTGGCTGTTGTACTTGTCGCGGAACACCGGTCCGATCTCGGCCTGAGCGCGCACCATCGCGGCGTTGAATGCGGCGGAGGCAGAGCGATCAGACCTCCGACATGATCTACAACACCATGGAGTCGGTGACCCAAGGGATTGGCGACAACACGGCGGAAGCAATCGTCCAAGGGAAAAGCCTCGAAGACTCCATGGCCAGTCTGGGGCGATCTATTGTCACGGACGTTCTGAGCTCGCTCATCCAGGTGGGTACCCGGTACGGCATAAACACCGCCCTGGAACTGGCCGGGATCGCCACCACCACGAGTGCCAAGGTAGCGTCCGAGGGCGTCAAGACCGCGGCCGAGGTTACCGGGATTGGCGTCGTCACTGGCGCCTCCCTCGCGGCTACCGCAACAACTACTACTGCACAGGTTGCAGCGGCAGGGACCACCTTGTCCGCCTGGCTGCCGGCGGCATTGGTTGCCTCGGTCGGTACGCTTGATGGATGGCATCAACGAGCGCTGGGGGAGGGGGACAGTGCGGGCCGCCAGCGTGCCGGCGATACCGGACTGGGGTATGAGGAGGGAGATGATGAGCCAATCCTATACGACACGGATCGACCAGCTATGGACGGTCAAATGTTAAGCCTGCCGTCCGCCTGGCTGGCCGAGCTGAATGACCAGCCGGCCTTGTTGACCGATCCCGATGGCAGGGCCGCGGTGCTCGTTGAGCTAGCGTTTTCCGCGCACCGACGCAGCGACGTTGACGAAGACCAGCTGGCAGACATGCTGTAG